CTGATTTTTAAATTAATAATCTATATAGATTTCTATATAGATTTCTACATATCAATGAATACAAGTTTATACATTGTTATCTAGCGCATTTACTATTACACTACGATTTTCGCCAACGTTTATGTTGAGGATTTAATGAAATTATTGATCGCCAATTCAAAAGGTGGCGTCGGCAAAACAACTACGGCTACCAATTTGGCTGCATGGATTGCCAATAATGAAAAACAAGATGTAGCTCTTGTCGACCTTGACGCCAATAAAAATTCGGTTAAATGGGGGATTTATCGTCAAGCCCAAACTTTCTTAGAAAAGACCGGCTCAATCAAAACTTATCATTTGTTTGGTCAACCTGAAATTGACAAAGTCATTCCAAAAATTGAAAGTGAAACACCCAACGTAATTCTCGATTGCGGTGGTTATGACTCTTCTGGCTTCCGTGAAGCGCTGCTTTGCTCCGATGCCATTCTTATTCCAACTCGCCCTAACCAAGCTGACGTAGAATCAACTGGGGAAATTTTGGAATTAATTGAAGAAGCAAATAATATCCGTGTAAATGAAAGGGACCTCGATCCACTTCATGTCTACATCTATATCACTCAAGTCCCGACAAATGCACGTATCACAGCTTTAGACGATGCGCGTAATGCGTTTAAAGAAGTTGAAGATTTTGCAAAAGTTCTCGATTCAGTAAATTACGACCGTATTGCATATTCAAGAGCTTATGGCATGGGTCTTGGTGTTATTGAGTTAAATATTGGTGCCTCTAAGGCAGCAGAAGAAGTAAATGCATTGGCTGAGGAGTTGTTCAAATGAGTGGACGTGGTGGATTATCATTAGGCAAAGCTGCAAAAGTACAAGCTGAAAATTCAAATGCTTCTGATTTTACCAAGAGTGCTCCAGTACAAACTGCAACAGCAACGCCAGAAGCTAATGAAAAACCTGTAGATTTTGAAAAGCTTGATGAGCTATCAGGATTAAGCAAACCTAAAGAGAAAAAGGACCGTGAAGCGCCTTGGCGTCAGGGCATTAATATTGCTCCTGAAGACTTGAAATTAATTCAACGTCCTTTTAACAACAATATTAGCCAAGAAATGTACCTTCGTTTGAACTGGCTTAAATCTATCAGCTCCATTGGCATGGGTTCTAACAAGACCACTTTTACAACCATGCTCAATGAAGCTTTAGAAGAATATACGGCTCGTCGAATCAAAAAACTCGGCGACAATTACGACGTCTGACCAAGAAATTCAAACCATTCGTCGTAAATAATATTCTCGTATTTTAGGGCAAGCAGTTTGAAGTCAAAACCAAAGGCTTCAAACACAGCTTGCTCTAAATTTTTGAGCTTTTCATGCTCCTTTTCCTCATTTGATTCCCAAAATAAATAGTTTGTTTTGATACTCACAGGGCAATTTTTAATAATTTCTCTCGCTAGTTTTGAGTTTCTAGCCGCCACATTGGCTTGTCTAACTTCTAAGTTTGTCACTTCATCAAGGCTTAATCCTGATTCTAATGAGAACAACACAGCCTTTCTTTCAACTTCCTTCAGCTTCAATAAACCAGCAATTAGGTTGCTCACCGTAATGGAATGATCTTTTTTTGATTTAAATCGGGCAATTTTTACCGAGTTGATTTGGCGGTTATAAATAGCGTCATTAATCTGACTAACCGCGTATTCAATTTCCTTATCAATTTGACTTTCTTCATTTTTAAACTTGAATTTAGCAATTACGGCGTTTAATTGATAATTTGTAATTCTTTCAATGTGAGTGGTCCATAATTTCGTAGTTGCCAAATCGCTATTTTTAAGTGCAGGCAAAACACCAGGAACAGATTTTAGTAGCATAAAAAAACTCCGAAATTATTGAAATTATCGGAGCATTCTATTTTAGGAAATTTTAATTGTTCATCAAAATGCTTAGGCTATTTTATCTAAATGTCCTGCACGGCGCACATGATCTAAAATCGGCTCTAAGGCATCTTCAATTGTTTCATCATTCTGAATCAACATATCGTACTGGTTGATTTCGTTTATCCAATGAGATTCGACCTGAATCATGACCTCTAAACGTTCCGCAAGTTTCTGATCTGCTCGAACAATTAAACGTTGTAGACGGCTTTTAATATCAGCGTCGACAAAAACCCCAAGATATTTAATTTCATTTGCTTTCAGATAACGCTTAATCTTCTTATATCCATTTGGGTCGACAATAATTATGGCATTTCGATCATCTGGCAAGGTTTTGAAATTATCAATCGTTACGCCATATTCATAATTACCATGTTTATTTGTCTCAAGGAACTGATCAGCCTTTTTTAGTGCATCAAACTCTGTTTGAGTAATAAAGTGGTAGTGCAAACCATCAACCTCACCTTCCCGTTTCGGCCGTGATGTTGTGGTAACAATACGATTAAACCCATATTTCTCGGTCAGCGCGTCAGCAATGGCTGTTTTGCCGCTGCACGTTGTTCCAGATAACAATACAAACATCGTCATACCTCATAAGAAGAGGCGGTAGAACCGCCCCAATTAATCCCGATCAATACACTTCCAACCTTGGAAACTTCCGCTTGAATAAGGGATGCAATCTGTAAATGCATAGTAATCATATTGGAAACCAATCTTACGCGATTTCTTCTGTGTAGATGAAGAAGAAACAGGCATCGGTTTAGCAGGCGTTGTAACAGGCTTCACAGAACGAATCGTACTAGGTTTTGTCACGGTCTTAACTGGACTAGAACGAAAACTTGTAGTGGTCGGAGCGCGTGTGGACGAGCTGCTGTAAGACCGCGCAAAAGATGTCGAAGGACGAGCTGAGGATACAGACGCTGCTCTCGCTACCACCACCGCTTCACTTTCTGCCAGCTTCTTGGCAGCTTCGATAGCGTTTTTGAATTGCTCTTCAATACGTTTTAAATCATCAGCTTCCGTTTTATCGATTCGATAGCAGTCCTCAACCATACGCGGCAAATACAACGAGTAATTCTGGTTACTGTTGGATGGACGCATAATGGCATTTGAACGCACAGTGATTATTCGACCAATCCAGTCACTAGGGTTTGCATCCACCTCGTCGCGCATTTTTTCATTCTTGATGGCGACATCCACAATGACTTGACCACATGCAGATTTACAATGCAAAGCTCCAGCTCTCCCTTGGTTCTTTGAACCCACCTTACCCGGATTAATGCTCACGACCTCCAGCTCACAATCCGCATCAAGTTTTAATTTAACTTGGTGTTTACTTGTACCGTCTCTCCAGTGACCTTCTGGATGCTTGATTACCAGCCCCTCTTTGCCCTGCATAAGTACATTAAAGAAGTGATCGTAAGTCTCGCTCAATGAGTGGACAACATGCGTATCAATCAGCCGCACATACTTAGGCTTAAACTTGGCCAGCATCGATTTAATCAGTGCAATACGGCGTTTATATGCTGCTTCAAATTTTCCCTTTGACTTAACAGAGCTAAGCGGAATGAAGTCCCAAATCATATAGATCGGTTTTTCATTTTCAGCAAATGAGCCACCCTTTGTGACCGAATTCAAGATGCCATTTCCTACCTTGCGCGGCAGAACTACACCATCACGCTCGACAAGTAGTTCGCCATGATATTGGACATCTTTGATCAGCATATTCATTTCCGCAGTAAGGTCGGAAAAATGCTCCATAGGTAACGGCGTGCCCTGGCGTGAGGACAAGAAGAACTTCTCTTCTAAATTGGTCCCGTTGGCAAACATGCCATCAGCTTTTTCTTGCAAATAAATGCCATCTTTCCACGGCCATGCCTTCAGCTTTACTTCACTAGGCAATGAACAGCGTTGGTATGGAAATACAGGAATCAAATCAGGCACGACTTTGTTGATCGTTGCATCACTAAAACCTGCACGTAAATCTTTTCTTAAAATTCGAATTAAAAGCTCGCCTGACTTCTCTGATAATTGAGCCAGTTGGCTACGCAGCGCTTCGCGCGCTGCATTGCCTGTTAGTTCACGGTTATTAAGCTTAGATAGGAACTCAAGGGTATCAACCTCATCAAACATTAACTCCCCTGTTCCTGCATCTTCTGCTTTTGGCAAAATTCCAAAGACAATAAACGGGTCATATGCCAAACGCAGAACTTCTCTGAACAACCCCTTTTCTGCTTCAAAATCCATGAGTAAAGCTAGTTTTTCATTTTTTGAGCTTTCAGATGCAATTTGGTTTAAAGCCTCTAGTAACTGATCGCTATTCATTGCTACACCTTATTACTGCTTTGCAAATGAAGGAATAAATGAATCTTTAAATGGGGAATCGCCTTCTTTGGATTTCAGCATTTCGCTTTTAGCGTTTTTAATCACTTCTCTAACATGGGCTTGATGAGCTTTAAATACTTCTTCGCCGAAATGCTCTTTTGCAGCTTGCAGAAAGACCGCTAGCCAATGATTGGTAAAATCACGAAGCATGTGACCTAGATCAAGCAAATATTCATCTTCTGATTTTTGAGCCAATAATTGTGCATATTCCTGAATTGATTCTGTGCCGGTATTCACGACTAATGCTGCTTGAACCTGTGCAACCACCCCCATAATGGCTCTCATGTAAACTTCAAGCTGTTGTGGACCATTAACGTGAGCTTTTACAAACTCTTCGGTTAAATCCTGAATCTTGCGCATGTGATCAGGAAGCAAAGTCATGAAGCGTAATTCCTCAGCATCTACATTTGACTCTTTTAATGCCTTGATTAAAGCTTCTAATAAATCTTCTGCGTTGCTCATAATTTTTCCTGTGTGTTTGCTTTGAAACGGTTAGCAATTTCTAAAAGCGATAATCCGCTCTCGATACTTGGTACAGTTAAGCTCTCACTCTCGATATATAAGTTAGCGCTTACTTTATTTTCTTGTTGCGATTCTACATGATCATCTTTGGTATTCAAACTATTTTTCTTTAGTTTAGTATTGATTGCATCACTTAATGAATAATTACCCTTTGAATTAACTGGAATTTCTTTATCTAGTTTTTCACCATTAATATTAGTAAGTTCTAACTTATAATCAAATTTAGAAGAAATAGAAATTCCTTGTTTAGCCAGCCGCTTCCCAACTTGTTTTCGCATTTCTGAACGATCAATGTAATAGAGAGCCTTACCTGCCTCAATTTCACGTTCACGCATTTCGGCAGCTTCACAGTGATGTCTGTGGATAGCGACTACGCAAACTGCATCCACCTCGCGCTCATTTCCCTCCTGAACATTATGGATACGCTTTAGGCATGCAGCATAATTAGGACGGTTGCCAGTATGAGGGCAAAAATCGCAGTAATAGGCATTTGTTCCGCTTCTGGATAATTCCAAATCGAGTACAGGAAGAGTTTTAGTTACCATGATCCTTGAACTCCTTTATAGGCAGCATACTCATCTGTATCAAGAATTAATTCGCTCAGTTCGCTTCTGATAGGTCCAAAATAATTTTGAAAAATTGACTTGATCTCAGCTTCTCGCCCTTTGTCAAAAATATTGGATGCTTCGCGACCGAAAATTGATTGAGCATATTCAATTGGATTAATCGAATCCGAATTGGTAGACAATTCATCAACTAGATTACGTACAGCAGCCTTACTTAAATTCTTTACCCTTTCTGCTACTGTTGAGTAAGAAAGTCCTTCGTATTTTTCAAGAATTTCGACCGTTCGGTGATACCCGCCCTTGTTATCATGGTAATCAACAGCCTTGATCGCCAAGCCTAATACTTCATCTTGAGTATGCTTGTGGACAGCAAAATATTCTGTGAGCTCCAAAACCTTTTCATTCGTTGTGGTTTTTGTCACCATAAACCGACAGTGTGGAACCCCAATAATTACTCTGTTCATTACCAAGACCCCAAAACTTCACCATAAAAATCTTGTCGTTGTGCCATGAGCTGAGCTGCCTTACGCTCTTCCTCTTCTTGTTTTCGTTGCCGTTCTTCCTCTGATTCATAGTTGAATGTAAATTTGTACATGTCATCAACTGGAATCCCGAACGTTTGAGACAAGGTTTCCAAGTATTTTTCAAAACCCTTTTCGGTAATCGCTGATGCGAAAGGCGCTCTAATGGCATTAATCTGAGAGTCGAGAGTCAAGTAAGTAATAAAATCATGGAAATTATCAAATTCGTGCAAGATTTCGCTTTCACGTAAATCGCTATATTCACCTGCTTTACCTTTTACTTTTAGTGTTTTATTAAATTCGGTATCAAGAGTTGCACCATTACCTTCTTGATGGTGTTTGACTTGAGCGGTTTGATTTACCGCTGAGCCATAAATTTTGAATAATTGCGTGTTGCGTTTAGCTCCGTCCTGTACCGATAACAAGAACATCGAATAATATTTTGTCCCACTCGTATGCAATGAGTAGGCACTTCTGACCACAATTTTTAAACTCATAGTAAAAGCACCTTGAAAACTTCAACAATATTTTAAAAACAATGATTTGGAATCAAATACGATTCAGACTTTACCCATATACTTAATGCGTAAACTTACTGCGCTAATTGGCGTAATTGGTATCGCTTTTCGATACGCTGTGCGAACGATTTCAGGGTCGACTTCATTGGGGTCACATCCAGCAGGCAACGTGGCCAACCTTGCTTTTATGCCAAAGCTATTTATCTTTAAACATGCGTCGATCGCAGACAGAATTGCGGCAGGCTCTCCATCCCACATAATCGTCACGCACTCCAATCCCTCATCTTTAAGCTTTAGTAGTTCAGCCATTTGAGATTCATCACCACCTACCGAAAGATGCTTACCAAATGACGCGACAACTCCAACATTGCAAAGGAACTCGTCTTCCTTGAAGGCTTGATATATCGCCATAGCGTCAAAAGCACCCTCTCCCATGACGATTTCAACGTAACCTAGGGCATTATGGCCGTTATATAGGTAAGTGCCCGTAGACGCGAAACCAGGAGGAAATAGATACTTCTTTTCAGCCTTTCCTGTAATGTCCCGACCCTGAAAAGACACAAGCTTGCCTTCAAGGTCCCTGACAGGAATGATGATTCTCATGCTGTAGTTTTGGTATTGCTTTTCACCCGTTGGGCCTATGTATGCAAACCAACCCTTTTGACAGAATTTCAGTCCAAATTCACGACACGTATCGAGCGTTATATTTCGCTCTTTAAGGTACTTTAGGTTCTGACCCATGATCGGCAAGTCATAGGCTTTTGGAAGCTTTAGATCGCCAATTTTGGTTTGTGTGGGTTCACTTTTGCGCTTTGGCTGCCAGCCCTGCTCCTGAGCAATTGCTTTAACATGCTCGACTATCTCTTTATTGCTTAGGCTATTACCGCCTATACCAGCCTTAATAAACTTCCATTTCGAGAATTTGGTTTCGCAATCACCATGAAAGCAGTTACCCAAACCCGTATCCTGATTCAGATAGACTTTCCAGCTTGAGTTACCACATACCGGACATTCCTTAACATTCAACTGGATTCCGTTTTTTCCGCGAGTTACTTTGTATTCAAACCCTTCGCGGTTAAGCCAATACTCCATATCAATGCGGTCTAATATCTCCGCTAAACTTTCTTGATCGCTCATATTGCAAAATCGCATTAGATAAAATTAGCGCTTATTTATACTAGCACAAATTTATAAATAAGCGCTTACTATAATATTGGGTTAAATTTATTCGACGCTAATCACTTCTTCCAAGAACCTCATCATGGACACATTCTGCTTAATCACCACAGTAACCCCCATCTCTTGGTTTCGAGAAGCTGCAAAGTACAATCGAGCCTGACCTTTCGCTCTCTCTTCCTCTGTAATGTTGATGGAGATTGCAACGTCAGCGGTCCTGATTTTGTTAAAGTCCTCAGCTACGTGCTCTGCCTTGGCTACCGTTGACTTAAAGCCCTCACGGTTGGTCTGAGTAGCTGTCAGTAACGCCACATTCTCTTCAAAAGCAATCGCGCGTAAATCAACATAGACAACTCTTGAGTTCTCTTTTGGGTCATTTGTACGAATATCTGGACGCATCAAATCTGCATAGTCCACAATGATCATATCGAACTTGATTGGCGGTCTTATCGTTCCATCAGGGTTCCGCCCAGGATTCTTATACCTATCAATTAATGCTCTTAGCTGTGACGGAGAAAATGTACCGGAACCAAATTCATGAATAATAAATTTGCCCGCCGTCTTGGCTACCGTCTCGACCGCAGTTGCAACACTTGCAGCCTTCGACGCCAATTCTTTCATGATCACTTTTGAAATAGAGGCATCTAAACGGTCTGCAATAATGTCTTTACCAACTTCTAGCGTTACATATAGAACGTTGTATTTAGCAAAGCTTGCGATACGGCCAAAGTGAATAAGCGCTTGCGTCTTACCTGCTTTTGCACCGCCCATTAATAGAGACAGCTCCTTGCGTCCCCAACCTCTGTGATACAGCAGATCATCAAGTTCTTTACAGCCAGTAGTAATGCCTGTCGGAGGTACTTTGCCTGTCAGCTTCTCGATACGTGCCAGCTTACGATTCAACGCCTGAGCGAAGAAGTCATAACCAACACCCTCTTCATTCAATCCGACCGCAATAGCTTCCTTGATACGCGCTTCAATCTTGGCGTAATTCCCTGCCTCAAGATCAGGAACAGAATTAACAATCGCATTGGATACCGCCTGTTTTCGCGCGAACTCAACAACCTTTTCTTCAACGAAAGCCTTGTCAGTGACATAGATGCCAATTAATTTCTTCCTTGCTTCCACAATTGCCGCTAAAGTTTCTCGCTTATAAACTTTAGAAGCAGCTTTATCCTTGATAATTTGGACAACAGAAGCAGGATCAGGAGAACATCCATATTTATTGAAGTGTTGGAGCGCAATATCGACCAGACATGCTTCACCCTGATTTTCGAAAAATTCTGGCTTCAGAATATGGGCGGCTCTTCTAAGAAACTCATCGTCACGTAAAGTTAAAGCCGCAATTTTTGATTGAAACTCATCGTCGTAATCAAACTTTTCTTCGGTGAAGCCTTCGAGTTCTTTATCAACGACCTCTTCTTCATGAATTTCGGCCACAGCAGTAGACATATAAGATAATCCTTATAGAAAATAGATGGCTTACGTTTAAGATTTAGATTTCGACTTTCTCTCTAGCTCATCAACTAGGTCTTCAATCCCCTTAGTTGGTGAGAACTCGGAAATTTGGTGTTTGAAAAGAACACGCGCACGATAACGACCGTTTTTATCACCATTCAAATAACAACGAAGCGAGATCGTTTCTGCATCCGCAGCACGGATGTATCCACGCACAACTTCGCCGTCTGTTTTAATGACTACAATTTCCTGTTCTTGCTCTTGCAGCTTGCGAACAAACTTCATGTAGCCCATTTCTTCAATTTCGCATTCGTTCGCAGGCAGCCTACGCCCATACGTTTTACGCGGCTGAAATTGAAGTTTTTGCTTTTCTTCCGTATTTAAGTAAATAGACTCCTTTGAAATTGGAGCGCTATTGCCGAACTTGTTTTGTATCGCAAGTTCTTTCTGCCATTCGCTCATTAAAACCTCGAAACATTAGTAATTACTATAAAAACGATATTATCAAATTATAGTAAGCGCTTATTAATATTTTAAGAGAAAAAAGCATTAAATACTGGATTTAATAGCTTGGTTGATGATCGAAATGTCAAAAGACTCTAAAGCTTTTTCAATGCGAAGTGCATCATAGCGATAAATGCATGTCCCTAATGCATAATGCTGCACTTGACGCATCCGCACCTGCTTAACAATAAAATCTTCATAATCAACTTGCATTGGACTGTTATGAAAAAGTGTAGCGGTAAAATATGGACTTTTAGCGATCTGGAGCGAAGCTTGACAATAAGACTCCCACTCATGGAACACTTCAATTAACAGTTCTTCTTTTTTTAGTTGAGCAGGTCTAGGTGGCAAAGGTCTACCATTCGCAATCACCTTAAAGCATTTATCAAATGCGGTTTTTAAATAGAAGTCATAACGCATTCCCAAAGCATCAATTGCCTGTCTGAGTCGCCAAAATGACAAGGCCTCACGGCTGAGTAAGAAATCTCGCTCCTTAATGGGTTTAACGAATTCGGCCGCCTTATGATCAATAGCTTTTCTATAAAAGTTTCGATATTCATTTTTGAAAAGCCGAAAGAAGTAATAAGTGGCTTGCATGGGATGCATCAGCCTATAGTCAAACCACTTGGTTGTCATTAACTGCGTTTCTAGCTTCCGCTCTTTCTTGGGAATGTATTGAATGGTGAGAATTTCGTAATGTTCTAAATCAAGGTCATTGCCATAAAAGTGACCCGCCCAATCTAAATACTTGGGTATTTGTTTTTCAACTTGGGACATCCGATCGTTTCCGAATAATTAATATAAAAACTTAAATATTATAGAAAGTATTATTTAATTATTCGTTAGCACTTCAAAAACCCAAGTTTTCGGAAAAGACCCAAGTGCCGGAATGTTTAAGCCGGTCTTTTAGAGTTATAAAGTTCAATTAATGCGTGTTGTAGAGTTACGCCTTTAATCTGGGCATATTCGCGGACGTATTCCTTGGTTACGCCTTCATCCAGCTTTAATAGAGCCTCATACAATCGTTTTATGCCATTTAATTCAAATTCATCCTTTTCTTCTACTGGCTTTTCAATAGCAGACTTATAAACGCCAGATTCAACGATAAATTCTTTTAATGGGTTCTCTTTGTTAAGGTCCTCTTCGCTGAGATCACTACCCAAAAACTCTTGGGTCGATACTTTTGGAAGCCTAATGTTTTCTAAAGGAGTGCCTGTCTTTTTAGCTGAATCGGAAGAAGGCTTGCTGTCATGGATTTCTTTCGCTTCGCCTTCAATGAAGTTATCGGTTTTTAAACTTACTTCAAAATAAATGCCCGTGATATTACGTCCTGTCTTGATTTTCTTTTCAGTAATAAACAGGTCAGTAAAACTATTAATCTGATCAATTGCCGGCTTCAATACACGTTTATTGAAGTTGGTCATATCCGTACTTTCGGGATTTTTCTTGTCTCTATACTCATGAGGAAGAAGGCCCATCTTGGCACGGAAGTCCTCGAAGTCATAAACAGGAGTTTTACGTATATCCGAATTTTTCCAACTAGCGACCAACTCATACAGACGGATGCCATATTTACTGGTCACATCGCGTAAATTGTCGATGGCATATTTGGTAAAGGTTCCTTCTAGCTTGGTTACTAGAGGAATCACATCAGGAGCTAGGGTGATCGTTAATAATGCATCATCCTTAACGTATGAAACTCGTGATACCCAACGTGACCGAACCACCTCAATCTTGCCATTTCGCATTGTGGTGTAAGAAAAACGTCTTTCAAATAAGGTATCTTCGGCTTCCTTCAGTGTTTTATATGCCGCGCTCACTGTTGTATTAAATTTTTGGGCATATAAGGAAGCAGGAATCTCGATAATCGTTTCGGCAGTCAGATCTGCATTCTTGTTTCTGGAAACTAAAATGGCGAGTAGAATTATTCTTTGCTCAGCAGTGTCCAAAGCGTAGCTTGCATTAATCAATGCATTCGCTTTATAAACATCTGAATTCCTAATAAGTTCTGCCATATATTCCGTTCAGAAAGGTTTTATTGGTTTTCGTAAAAGGTACATGATTAGATAATGTTTGTAAATCTAGTTATCCAGCAGGAATTGAGCTGATTTATATTTAAGGATTTTGACCAAAACATGACAATGTAATGACATTACCGGAGTTTTTGTACCTTTATATGCATTCCTTCGGAATTTTTGTACCGTTATAGGGTTTTTAAACGGAGAAAATGTACCGTTATGACTCCCCTATCGGAGTTTTTGTACCGTTATCTTGATTTTGGCTATTTGCTTAGCGGAGAAAATGTACCTTTATAGGGGTGTGAACGGAGAAAATGTACCGAAATCCTTTTATGTATTCTTTAAGTTAATGGAAAAATGGCTTTAAAAGGTACTTATTCGGAGTTTTTGTACCTTTATAGGACTTTTAACGGAGAAAATGTACCGTTAAAAGCGATTTAACGGAATTTTTGTACCTTTTAAGCTATTGAAATTAAAGGCCAGAATTTTTGTACCGTTAAAAAGGAATATTTGTACCGTAATTAAAACTTTTTGTACCGTTAAAACGGAGTATTTGTACCGCTGAAACGGAGTTTTTGTACCTTAATAGGCTTTCAAAGCATTTATTAGCAATCGTTTCAGGCCCTCTAAAAGAAAAAAAGAAAAGATTTTAAATTCAAATAGGTTTTAAGTTATCCACAACGGAATTTTTGTACCGTTATTATCAGAACACTTGTAATTCAAAGCATAGAGCGTTTTTAAAAAAAAGAGTTCACAGAAAGAAGCGAAACATGTTTAAGTTTTAAATTCAAATTAATGTCTGTTTTGGAAATAAGAGAAAACAAGGATGATGCATGTTGTGAATAACATCAGGAATGTAACAAACGAAAGAAAAAAAGAAGCCATTATTAACGACTCATAGGCGCACACTGTAAACAAACAGTGACATGGATATTGTTTTGAATAGTAGAAGCTGTACATCCTGAAATCAGGATGCACAGCATGAATAGGGTTAAAAGTTTCATGCTAAAAATAATTTCTTTTCAGCAGAACGGCGATTAACCAAACCAGGAATCCGTTTACCGTTGTCAAAAACCCAACGATCAAACTGATTTGCAGCTCCAGTAAAATTGCCTTGGTTGAGTAAAACCAGCATTGTGCTTTTAACGAAAGCTGTCTCACCTACGTTGTAAACAAAAGAAGCCAGTGCATCGAATTGATTTTGCGACACCTTCACTTTCACACACTTATCAAGACATGCATCAACCCACTTACAATCGTTTTTGAGCCATTCTTCTGCTTGAGCGCGTGTGCAGGTATCACCCATTCTGACAGCCTTGCCATTTGGATATTTGATTGTTCCGAACCCGATAGTCGGTACACTGCCTGTATCCAGATATGCCGTATTCCTGAAACCTTCAAATCCACGAATAAGTTCATATCCTTTTTCGGAAATATCCCATTGCCCTGTAACGCCAGATTCAAGTTTGTAACCAATGAGTTTGGCAAAAGTTTCTAAACCCGCTTTTTCAATGATCTCATCACCAGCGGTTACTTGTTCTTGCGTTAACTTTCCTCCTGACATCGCCCGAAGCCAAGAATAAGTTTGTGCAATCTGGGCCATTTGCACTGATGCAAGCGTGGATACCATGCTACTCATTAATCTTTAAACTCCTTCAGGTCGTTTTTAATATCAGTTGCAACTTCGAAAATGTCGGAACCCTCCTTCTTTTCGATATAGTTGAAAATCCAACGGACAATAGCCCACCCCGGCAAGCCACATGTGAAGAAGAAACCGCCAAGAGCGATCATTCCCCATACGTCTGTTGCCCAAGCGTGAAGGTTAAATTTGATGATGATGAAAGAGCCGCCAGCCAAGCTTGAAATTACTGTGGTAATCAAGCCAACTCCCCACTCTCTCGGAGATCTCGGCATCCGCATCATGAGCACTACAGCCGCAACTGCCATCACACAGATTGCGACTACGATAGTCATGCCAAATGCCTTCCAAGCAGCGAATCCACCGATAGTAGTTGATACTGGTTCGGTCATGATTTTCTCGCCTTAGATTAGTTGAGAAAATATAACATTTTTACTATATTTTATAAATAAGCACTTACTAATAATTTATGAGTGTGTAAAAATTATCGTTGTTTAATTTTTAGGATGTTTACTATGGCATTAAAGCAGATCACGAAAGATGAAGCTAACCTTTTGAACGTTCTTTTAGGGCAAGTCAACTTGCTCGAAGGCCAAAATGGAAAGCCGGTTGAAAACTTGACCTTGATTTACGATCGGAAGACTCCTGGTCTAGCTTCGGTCGGACTGGTCTATGCAGATGAAACCACTACTACTGAAGAAAATGGCGGTACTGCGTAACCATTCGACTTCATTAAAAAGGCTTTCTTGAGAAGCCTTTTTTATTACTTAAATACAAAGTAAATCATAACAGAGCAGACTAGAATAACGGCACTTTAGCAAAGGTCCTTACTGGTACAAACTTCTGGTTTGTCAGCTAATTTCTTTACCATTCCATAAAATTTTCGGCATTTCGGGTCGGTTCAATTTAACTTCTTGCTTTACACATTTCATGATTACTTTGTCATAACCCTTTAGCTTTTCCATATGCGCTTCATTACTTGCCATTTCGACAGCTATTTCGGCCCTTTCAGCGGAACAGGCACTTTCTGTTTTAAATTCCCCAGCAATTACGCTATTAACTTCAGCCCCATTCAAAATCAAAGTAAGTATTAATAAATACATAACGACTCCTTAAGTTGGCATATAACCTACATAAATAGTTGTTACCCAAGATCTGGTATCTGTATCACCGATAGCAGGTTCACTTAATCTCAGTTGCAAATAGAGAGTTGTATCTTTAAAACAAGCTAGTAAGAAATTTTGTGTAGGAGGAAGTGGGTACAAATCACCCCCTTCGCCGTTGAACCAGAAGAAATTTATACCATCAACCCATATCCACATCTTGCCCGGAACACCGTTAGGTATAACGTTTGCTTTCCATTCATCAATTCCAACCATTTCTTCAAATGTTCCAATTTTAAGAATTCTTGGAGAATTCATGAAGGTCTGCAAATCCCATACAATTTCATTGTTAGCATTTCGTACTTCTAAATATGCGGATGAAGATGAGCTTATAGCTAAGGCTTCTGTATACTGACGGCAGTATATAGTCTGCCGTCCCTGATGAATGCCTTGATATAAACCTGGTTGGTATTGAGAATCTCTACCTGTGAATGTTTGCGGGTTAAAAATTACAGCATCGTCAGCATGCCACCAGTTTATTTGATCATCCCTTGCTAGTTTATATGGCGCTACGAACAGCGTTTCGTATTTTCCAGTAACAGGGTTACGAGCACCTGTTGCCCAATTAGAACTGGTCATATCTTGTGCAGTCCATACGATTTCACCAGCTTTTACTAAGACTTTGCTTTCACTGTTGAGAACAACTTCACCAGTATCGTCTTTAATTTCAATACCTATGGGCATAACTGCGTAGCTCCTAGTGATGAAATATTTTAAATGTGTTTGTTTCTGGAGGTAGGCCCCAATCATGCTTTGCATAAATTACAGGTGCTCCACCAGTAGTTTTTCCAAAGGTGATTTCTACATTAAAGATTATGTATCTACCATTGGTGTAGATGGCGTCAGTTGGAACAGCCCACCTAGGTCCATCATTAATTCCTGCAATGTTTTGCTTGCTGTAAGAACTTTGTTGAATCGTTACAGTAGTGACAAAAGTAATTACATGATCCGTTGTCGAATCATAAGCGATTGAGTTATCTGGATACCTTATTTCAAGTCTAGCGTTTGCCATTTACCAAATCCCTAATCTAATACGTGCCACGTTGTTATCGTCATAAACGGTAGTCAAACTACCTGTAATAACCATTCGCGCTCCATTAGGCTTCGTTGGATCCTTAAGTGTGGTTAAAGTTCCAAGATTTGCGCTAATTGCACTTAAACTTGAGGCATTGATTTTTTCCGCGTTGATATAGCCGATTGACGCATTGTCCAAATACAGTCCGGCAGGTACGACTGTTCCATTTGGCAACGTTGTGGCTGTCGGTTGATAAACAAATGCGTATTTAGGCGCTACAGAACCCGCTGCGGCATTAGATGGTGGAGCGATGGCGAACTTGTTAGCCTGAATAATGAAATCAACGGTTTTGCTATCGTTCTCAATCCCAACACCGCCAATTAAATTGCCGGATTGCAACTTCAAAGTTGCTCTTGATTTCAATCCATCAATTGATTGTTGCTGCGATTGAATTGACGCCGTATGTCCACCCACAGTTGTTTGCAGATTGGTAATACTTGTCGCCTGAGTTGAGACTTTTCCATCAATCGTTGATACCTTGGCATCAAGTGAAGATAGCGCTGAGGCCTCAGCTTTATTCGATAAGCCATCACTCAATGCTTTAATGTCCTGAGACCATGCGAACCACGAGTTGTAATCAGCACTTCTTCGTTCAGCAGTAAAAGCCGAAGAAGAACCTCGTGCAATTTGAATGATTGGGCCACCAGATGGGTCAATCCAATAAACGTATGTTTCAAGGGAGACATATGTACCCATGCCAGTCAAACCTAGCACAGAGGCTTGCTTGAACTCGCGAACGATACGCAATGGATAGTTTGACCAATACCACGATGGAGGCTGATTAGTAGATCGAGTATCGGATACTGCAACATCCTTTAATAAGCCATTCACAGATGCATTCAGCGAAGTAATACTTGAGCCTTGAGAGGTAATTGCACCTTCGGTTGTAGTTACGCGGTTGGCGAGGTTTGTTAGAGCCGAACTATCTGCTTTTGTTGCTAACGTGCCGTTAATATTGGTGATGCTATTGTTTAGCGAGGTAATACTACTGCTATGTGAAGCAATATCCTTACCTTGTTGAGTCACTGTGTTCGACAATGACGAAATGGCAGAAGCATTTGCATCCAGTTGAGTGGTTAAAGTTCGGGAGTCACCTAAACCTACAGGTACACCATTCACAAAACTAAGCGGGTATTCAATCCACTGATTAGGAACAGTCGAATCAAACATACCGAGAATACCATTGCCTGCATCTAGGTCTTTGCGTCCTACAAAAATAGGAAGAGCATTCCAGTTCCAAGATCTGAAATATGTGTCGCCAGCACCAGAAGCAAGTAAAAGCGCACGTAAATCAGTATTTGGGTTTGAATTTCCAACTGAGCCAATGTTATCTGTACCCACGATTGCAAAGTAAGTTCCCGATGCAAGCGCCTTGATAGCGGCATAGATGGCGTTACATGCAGATACGATGTCGCCATAGGTGTCATATTGCGTACAGCTTTCAACATCCCCATTTTTAAACACAATGAGATTTAAACCGCGCCCAAATCCATATAATCGCGTATTGTTTCCAGTGTAGACGCCAGCCGCCTTTGGCATGCCAACGGCAGAGCCGTTACGGAAAGTCACCAGCGAATATGACTTCGTGTTACCGATTTGATTAGTGAGCGAGGTAATGCTGCTGCTATTTGATGTAATAGTATTGCCTTGCTGACTTACTGTATTAGTAAGATTTGCGATAGCAGCGGCATTTGCATTGCTATCAGGGATATAATCATATGGGCTTGGAATCCAAGCATCAGTCGTGAGTACATCGCCTTTTACAAGCACCGCCCAATAAACCGTACCAACGCTACCCTTGTCGGCTGTCGGACGGTTGAGCATGTAGAAGTGGATAATTGGGCCAGAGGCAACTGCGCTGTTTTTAACAAAGGTAACTTTGCTGACAACCTTACCATTCGTATTTACTACGGCTTGCAGATGTTGTGAGCCACCACCTGCGTATACAGCAAGTGATGAGTTTGTATCGCCAGTCCCTCGTTTATGTTCAGCACACCAAATTAAAGTATATGTAGCCCCAACTTCCCAATCTTCACCGAGTTTGTATGTATGGTGTGGGTATGAGACACCATCATAAGTGCCAACTACATTGGATTTGATGAGAAGGTTTGTGCCCGCCTTTCCACTAACCGCTAGGGAATTAGTCAATGAGGTAATTGAATTACCTTGGCTTGTGATATTCCCCTCCGCAGTGGTTACTCGATTAGAGAGCGAATTTAAGGCTGTCGCATCTGCCTTCTGGGCGAGGGTGGCATTGATGTTTGTAACGCTATTGTTGAGCGTAACGATATTATTTGATGCCGAAGTTAAACGACCGTCGATGTTTGTAACTTTTGAAGTTAAATCAGTTACGGCGGACGAGGTTGCTTGCAAGTCGGTTGCTAACTTCTTATTACCTGTAATGTTACGTACTTGAATGTTCGTAACATGCCATTGCTGCCCCGCTGCTTCTGACGCAGCAATACTTACTTGAAGCCAAGGTCGAATATCAACCATGCCATTTGGCACAGTGAAATAACCTTCCACCATACCCCAAGCATTTTTGTCCGTAGACTTAATGGCAACGCTATACCAAGTGTAAGTGCCTGCGCTGTTCCGAGTATTGAAACCAAGCACGGCAGAAGCGGTTGCTGATGTATTTGGCGTCGCAAACCAAGCCGAAACATAGAACATGTCGCCAACATTACATTTGACGAAAGGACCGTAATAACTATCACGGTTATTCAGTCTTAATGCTTTTGCAGAAGGCGGGTTAGGCGCTGCGTCAGTCGCATCAACAATTACGCCAGATGTCCAATCGCTTTTCGGGTCTACGAAATCAGGATTAAGAACAAGATTCGATAAATCATTGTTAGTAATCTTGTTGGTTAAGGTGGTAATAGAATTACTGTGAGAAGTAATTGTATCGCCCTGTTGAGACACAGTATTTGTCAGATTACTAATTGCAGAAGCAGTGGCATTAAGCGTTGTTGAAATGTCTAATAAAGACGGCTCAATGATTGCAGAAATGCCATTAGATGCGAGGTCTGCCTCAGCCATGAAACTAGCTGACCAACCATCGGCCCAACTATCTGGTGGAGTTGTGTAGCCAATTTCAGCGTCGATATTGAATTTTGGATATTGCCAGTAAGCGCCTGGTGCCTGAGAAGTTAAAATAACGACTACTGTGCCATTTCGGACACCCATGCGAACTCGAATTGGCATGGTGCCCGAATTTACCACTCCATGTTGAAGCAGAGAGGTGCCCGAATATGCATAGCCCCCAATGTTCAGATTAATTTCATTCTTAGCGGCCAAGTAGTTATAGCCAGTAAGTGAAAGTCGGAACATTTTATTTGTGAAGGTAATTGGCGTTTGGATTACGATATTGCCAGTTAGATTTGCGCCGTTTTGCTGCCATACAAGAACGCCTCTAAATAACTTAGCTGCGCCAGTACCGCCCTGAATCTTAGGCAATGCAGCGTTCGCTGTATTGGTTGTAACCGTTAAGCTGTTACTTAAATTAGTAATCGCATTACTTTGATTGGTTAAACCATTTTCAGCAGCCGTCATTCTCGTTGAAAGACCGCTTAGAGCCGAGTTTGCCGCTGAGATATTCCCTTCTGCTGCACTCATACGAGAGTTAAGCGAAGTGATTGAATTTGTTGCTGTCGTTAAGCGTCCATCAACTTCTGATACTTTGGTATCAAGAGCGCTAATCGCTGATGCATTTGCATCATTGCCAACAATTGCCTCTGCATCTTCCAGAATTAGGTAATCAAGCTCAACAATGCCCGTTTGCGCCGAATAGTTTGCAATAAACATCGGCGTGATGAAGCCTGCTTGTTGTGAAACAGTACGTGGGCTTGTTTTTGAGCCTGAACCCGATGCTGCTCCTGCTGATCGACCTTTGATATACGCAACGATTTCTTGCCATTCATCGATCGCAGGTGCGTGCGCATTAACAACATAGTTAGAAGACCCCATATCGCCCGATAATGCGTTGGCTGTTGTTACGTATAGTGCCTTGTCTGGGGTTTTCTGAGAGACACCGAGGTAAATTGTGCCTGTTCCGGCACGACGGCGATACCGCGCACGAAGTCGATATGTCTTAGTTGCATCAAAAGGAATGAAGTTATTCGGATGCATCCAAACAATATCATTGCCAGCATTATTTCCAAGTTGAATAACACGACCCGCTTGGCCATCCGCTTGTGCAACAATTGAGTATTCGCCTGACGTATTAAAGAATGTCCAATCGCCCTGTGCATTACCCGCATTCATTGAAATGCTTGAAGTAGCGTTGCTTAAAGTTGAACTTAAAGCTGTAATGGCATTGGTATTTGACGTTACTTTGCCATCGACATTCGTAACTTTCGTGTCGAGGTTTTGAAGCGCAGAAGCATCAGCTTTTTTGTTTAAATTGCCTTCTGTGGTCGTCATGCGACTTTCGAGGCTAGTGACGCGTCCCGCAGTCGCGGCGTTTTGGCTAGTGGCTGTGTTGAATAAATCAGTCGCCTTGGCTTGCGTTGAAAGAATCATTCCGGTTGGGTCGCTACCTGCAATCCAAGCCGAAGGGGTTGTGTTGTTGCCAACTTGCCGTTCAAGCATCATTCTTTCGATATTGATAACTTGTCCCGCAGGTTTGCCTGTAGGGTTTCCGATTAACAGCATACATGCTGCCGCGCCGCCAGCAGGAACGGTGAATACCGCACTGTAACGAGTTAATGTCTCTGTAATATTGAAACGTTGACGAGCAGTGCTAACGTTGTACATTACCCAATCAATCGGATATGGAGGTGTCCCACCGACAGTTTTAGCAACAAAACTAAAAATGTATGTGCCTTCTGTTAGCCATTGACGTGGAACTTGACCGCCACCAATGTTGAAGTATGTGCCGCTAGAGGCGTTAGCTGGCATCGTGAATTGGAACGCACGCACATTCACAGTATCTGGCGATTGAATAACTTCAAATGGAAGACCTGAAATCCAATTTGGTTTTTCAACTGGATTTGAGATTTCTGGACCCAATAAATTCACGCCCTGATTCGGCAACCCATCAAAGCTGCTTTGTAAAGCCGTTAAAGCCGATGAATTTGAAGTAACTTTCCCATCAATCAGTGTTACTTTTGAATCCAACGACTGTAATGCACTCGCGTCCGCTTTATTCGAAAGAGAACCATTAATGCTTGTGATGCTGTTGTTGAGTTGAGTAATAGAATTACTATGAGAAGTAATCGTATTGCCCTGTTGAGTGACTGAGTTAGTGAGATTAGAAATAGCAGAAGCATTAGCGGCAATAGAGTCACTATATGCTTTAGGAATCGTGTCATTTACCGCAGTAACATCAAACACTTCATAAGATGCAAGAATTACGTCTACAGGGCTTGTTGTAGAAGGCACAGGCGGATTTGCCGCATTAACTACACGGTTATGTCCCTGAATAGTATTAGCTACATCAGTACCACCTTGAACAACGGTGTAGTAAGTTTCAAATTTACCTGTTCCTAAATCATTGCCTAGGATTTTGATGTAGCCACCAGTGCCGGTTGCATTCCCAACGGCAAGTAACTTTGTACCCACAGGCATCTTAATAATTTGTTTAATTAAAAATGTTTTATTTGCAGTGAGTACAAGAGTTGGTGCTGTTGGGTACCATCCCCCACCTAATGCTTGTGTAGCTCTAATGAGCATTTCGCTTGTAGAGTCTGTAGGATTATCTGTTGATTTAGCTTGCTTAACCCAAGAAGTACCTGCCGGGAAGACATAAGCTGAAAGTCCACCCGAAGAGGTTGTCTTAAATGTTGGGTCGTCTCTTAAAGGTTTGCCAAGCGATAGAAGTCTAGCTAAAGCATTAACATCATTTAGGGTGTTATTGGTCGTCGTGAGGCTATTGTTCAAAGTGGCAATCTGTCCACTTTGACTTGTGATATTCCCTTCGGCAGCCGTAACGCGACTTGTTAAGTTACTAACGGCACTTGAATCAGCCTTGTTTGCTAACGTACTGTTAATCGACGAAACACTATTTTGAAGGGATGTAATTGAATCACTTTGATTTGTGATTTTTCCTTCAGCTGTGGCCATACGAGTTGAAAGACCATTCACGGCGTTATTAGTGCCAGTGATATTCCCTTCGGCAGTCGTCATTCGAGAACCTAGAGAGGTAATCGAATCAGTAGCAGTAGTTAAACGTCCATCGATATTGTCAACTTTTGTTTGGGTCGTTTGAATTGCAGAAGCATTGGCGTCAATTGCAGCCTTTGTATCACGAGGGCTTGGACTCCAAGCGGTAGCCTTTGTGCCCGCTTCAATTTGTAATTTACGAATCGTCGGAATACGACCAGTTCCATACGTTCCATAGAACTCAATTGTCGAAACAGTTGTACTTGCCGTATGCGCTTTTGGAGTAACAGTTACGGCGTATTTAATAAATTGATTTGCGATAACTGCATTGACGTTTGTTGCGAATGTATGTGCAGACCCATTAGATGAATACACCTGCACTGAACCAACAACAGGTACGCTCATTTCAAATGAAATCGTGATTGGCTTATCAAGATTTTCGTCATAGAACGCTTTCAGTTCTGCACTACGTTCATACAGTAAATATTCTTTATTGGTTGCGGCGGTTGAAGTGCGTGGTGCCTCCGAGTTCGCAACAACGTTTACGCCGCCGATCGTTAACTGGCTATTGAAGCTATTAATTGCGCCAGAAGTAGCAGCATCGGCTTCTGTCTTGGTGTAATAGTTGCTTAATGCTGAGGCATCTGCTTTCGATGAAAGTCCAGCCTCGACGGTTGAAACACGACCTTGCAATGAGGTCACAGCACTCGTATTGCTAGTTACTCTTCCATCAATGCTTGTAACCTTAGAATCTAAGGAATTTAATGCGCTTGAGTCCGCTTTTGACGAAACCTTGTCATTGGTTGCGTTTAAATCATTACGTAAAGACGTAATTGAATTGCCTTGGCTCGAAATTGTGCCTTCTGCTGTCGAAACTCGGTTGGTTAAGGCATTTAAAGCCGTAGCATCAGCTTTCTTCGTAAGTTCGCCATTGATTGATGTAACGCTATTATTCAATTGCGTAATTGAATTGCCTTGGCTTGAAATAGTGCCTTCGGCATTTGTTACACGGGTATCGATTTTGCTAATAGCAGAAGCATTGGCGTCAAGAGCGGACTTAATAGCACTTAAATCAGTTGGTCCTGCTGTCCATGTTGAAGCAGGTACATCGACACCAACGACCTCTTCAAGCATTAACATGTCAATGAGAATGCGTGAACCAGCGACGTTATAAACGCCGTTGCCAGAACAGATAACCGCAAAGGCAACTGCATCTGGCGGTGCTGCTACAGCTTTACAGCTAATTGTACCGCCGTCGTTTGAAGGTGTTACTCGTGTGTTGTTAGTTGACTGATTTAATAAAACACTTTGAGAAGACGTGAAAGTGCCGTCTGCTGCGCGTTTAAACCAATGCAATGTAAAGTAAACATCTGCCTGTTTAGTAGCATCGAGGTTCTTTAAATAAGCGCTTAGCATGTAACGCTTTCCGCCACTGACAATACCTGCCGCCGCAGTATTGACTGTTGCTAGTGACGAGGAACCAAAATAAATACTGCCAGCAACCGCATTAAAGGTAACATCATAAGCATTACCCTTAATACGCATTGGCGATTTTACTAAGGCAACAGTTCTCGACGCACCGATAATGTAAGGTGATAGTTCTTGCGGATCAGAAAAAGGCGCAATGATATTGTTGATGCCTTTGCCTGTACTCAACTCTGATTTTAGTGCGGTAACTGCCGAAGCTGCTGCTGCCGCATTGTTAACGGCGGTATTGGCAGTTTGTTGTGCGGTGGCAGCTGCATTAATTGCTTCAGCCGTTTTACCTTCATTTGTAGTTAAACGTGAATCCAGCGAAGTAATTTTTGATGCATTAGCACTTGTGTTTGTTGCGTTAGTATTAATTTGCGTTTGCAAACTAGATAAAGTGCCGTTAGTGCTAGATTTATAAGTCTCAATATTACTTAACAGCGCCGCATCTTCTGACTTGCGTTGAGAGGTTTCAGTGGTGAGACCATCATTCAGATTAGAAATTGCAGTTGTGCGTGCTTTAGTTTCATCAGCAATCTTTTGATTTAACTGATTTGTCGAAGTGGTTAAATCAGAAGCCACTTTCGATGCCGCAGCTGCTGCATCATTGGCAGCGGTTTGTGCATTCGTTGCGGTCGTATTCGCATTACTAGCAGTAGTTTTTGCTTCTGCTGCTGCCGTGTTAGCAGTTATTGCTGAAGATACTGCTTGATCAGCCGCATTCTTCGCGTTAGCTGCAATCGCACTAGCCTCATTTGCCACTTGCTCTGCTTCTGATGCCAGTACTTGTGCATCTGTAGCCGCCGCCTTAGCCTCCGTAGCCGCTGACTTTGCTTCTTCAGCAGATGCTTGTGCATTCTTAGACGCTTCTTGAGCATTACTGGCTGCAGTTTGTGCATTTGCAGCTGCTTGTGCTGCTGCTTCAGATACATTAACTGTATTCTCAATTTTAGTTTGTAGCTCTTTAGCTAGATCGGTTTCTCCGATATGACCAGAAATTAGATCAAGAACCGCTTCTGGATCTGCTGTGGTCGTACCATTAACCCATTCAGACCAAGGACCAACATTGCCAATCCGGTCAATTAATCGACCGCGATAAAACTGTCTAAGATTAGGTTGTAAACCTTGGATTGTGGTAGTGGTAGTCGGATATGCAAACAACCCTAATTGAGCAATATTATTGATGCCATCAGTTGAAACTTCAATTTCGGTATAAGCAGTATCTTTTGCCCCAGTTGGCGGAAATCCCCAGTCCAACTTCATTCCGAATAAAATTCCAGTGGCTCGAATAAAAGCTAATTTAGGTGGTAAACCTTGCTTACCAGTAATATCCGTTAATATTGAAGAAGTAGGCAATGAAGCAACTTCGAATGCAGAAATTGCAGTAACACGAGCTTGATATTGACCTGAATAAACACCAGGTACTTCGACTGAGTTATTTCCTGTTAATGGTAACCGAATCCACGATCCATCATCTTTTCGCCACTCAACAAGATACTTAACAGCACCTTTTGCTTGTGTCCATGACACAATCATTGTGATGACATTAATACCTTGATCAACACGACTTTCGGTCGTAATCAAAACATCTTTGACTGGTTCTTGAATTGAAGGATTGACTATTGATATAGGTGCTTCTTCAAAGAATGCACCGTTATCAATTTCATCAAATTTTTGAGGGTTATATTGGAGTGCTGTAATACTGAACTGGTGTTTTTCATCTTGTGAGATTGAAATAACACGGAATTTCATTGTCGCTAAATCTTGAGCATCCAAAACCCAAACGTTTTGTACTGCTATTGAATTTTCATCAAATGGCAAAGTTACCTTAACAACACGGCCTGAGATTGATTGAACAATTCGAGTTTGAGCTTTTCCATTTTCGCCATTAATAACTAAACGATCACCAGCCTTAGCAACAACATCATCTCGATCAAGTGTAATTTTTGTTAGATCAGCAGAAATTTTAGATACACGTCCCCCATTGGCCCGTCCTGCAAAAAGCTCATCTGCAATTTCAATAACTCTACCGGGCAAAGGGATGTGGCCATCTAGACCAACTTTAAAGGAAACAGTACGGGTTTCTTTTTGTTCTGACTTTAATGCCCAATGTCCTGCACGCTGAGCTTGTCCACGTGAAGTACATCCCCATGCATCTAATTCTAGAATACGTACTTGTCCTGATTCAGCAATTGCTTGCTCATCGCGTACAAATTCATATTCAGTTTTATAGTGGTTAGCTGGATTATCCCAAGCAACTTTAACGACATTGTGTCGATCACGCGCTCGTGTACCTGAATATTCAAACTGACCGCCAATAACATTAGCACGGGTATATGTGAAATATGTATCTTGTGGAATATCTGCATCACAATGGATGTTTGCACCATCCCAGAAAGCAATCGCACGAAAGACACCAGCTAACTTTGTTAAAATACTGAAAGCTTCACTAGCACTTTGTAGATAAACGTTACAAGTGAAGCGAGGTTCTTCTCCGCCTAATCCGTCAGATACCATCTGATCACAATATTGGGCAAGGCGGTATAACGACCACTTATCAATCATTAACGGCGTTAAACGATCGCCCAAACCGTACCGATCATTTGTGCATAGGTCGTAATAAATCCAAGCAGGGTTATTTGAATATGCACGTTTAAAAGTACCATCCCAAATGCCAATGTATTGGCGTGTTTGAGCGTTATAATTGCTAGGTACTAAAAGTAAGGTCCCTTTTAAATCAACAGCAACTTTCGCAACATTGCCGAAAGTTTCAGCATCATATTGAAGTCCTAATAAGGCGGTATTTGGGTAACGTAATTTTGCATCAACTACTTCAGTGACGGCTTCAACATACATCTTGTCACTTACGTATTCAGAAGTTGAGTTGGGTGTGATACGACGTACACGTACAATCCAGCCGGAATCAGCTTTGGGCAAATCTATACGATGTGCACGTTCATAGTTGGCCGATGTTTTATCTGATATTTTTGTTTTTAATACTTCTATCCATGAGCCACCATCGGTTTGAAGATCAATTGCATATTCAATAGTTAAACCGCTAACATCCCCAGTAGTAGCGTCTTGACTGCGTAAAGGTCCCCACTTCAAACGAATTCTGACTGCATCAAGATCAATATTGCTAAAAGCTCTTACCCAAGGGATACCAGACTTTAATTCAACTCCTACAGCTGTTTCGCTTTCAATTGCAGGAAATCCGTCAATATAGTCTTGGTCGTTAGTACCCTTTCGGAAATCAACTTTTACATTAGAAAAGCTTAGGTTCCCATTTGCATCTTGCAAAGGGGTTTCTTCAAGAAAAATTGATTGATTGCCGTTGGCTAATCCTTCGACTTCCCCCTCAGCCAATCCGTATAAGATTTTAATAAATGTTTTTGATTGTGCTGAATCAGGAGCTATTACAGGTTGACGAGCTTTGTTGTCGCCCTTTTTCGCGCCTATCACCTTCGCCATAATAAATCTCGCGCAATAAAAAAGGCGCTTAAAGCGCCTCTAAAATATAATTAACTTTTACATCTGATCTTCTGGGTACTGGCCTGCACTAACAATAAAGCCACCCACTTCACGTTGACCATAAAGCACTGGTACTGGATTACCTTGAGCTACTGTTGTTACTGCTCCGCCAAAGCCCTTATTCGCTTTGTTTCCATCCTGATTTTGATCTTGAGAGTTATCGATTTTAGGCATTAGCATCATTGCGATGCCGCCTACCATCATCCCAACACCTGCTGCAATTACAGATGGTGCAAATGCTTGGGTGCCCGGGATATAAAGCATTACAACCCCAACAACAACCATCACAGCACCAAGGATAGTTTGTAGAGCACCATTACCACCTGCCCCTACAACTCTAGGAACTATGTGAATAACTTCAGCTTGGGTGTTCATATCAAGCTGTTCTTCACCGATGTTATCCCCAGTGATTAATCTCTTAGTTTCATGGTCGTAAATTGATGCTCTTTTCTTTCCGCGCTTATTGCTTGAATTTTTACTTTTAAGAAAAACAGCAAACTGTAACCCTTGCTCATGTGCCCGCAACATAAACTTTTCAAAGCCGTTAATTTGAACCGACAAGGCTCTCATCGCCTCTCTAGTATTTGCAACGTCAAGTTTAAATTCACGACCGAACTTTTGCCCAAGCACGCCATATAATTTAATGGTCTTTAACATCTCGATGCCTCAAAATTTTTACAGTGCGTTCAAGCCATTGTTGACCATATATTTCCCGAACAGATTTGCGGTTATATGGATGATGAAGAATTAGACTTGAACCTATGCATTGCTCAGTTTGTTCCGATTTAAGCTGCCCATTATCCCCAAGCCAGACTACCGCATGATTAGGATGCTCTGTACGCCCAACACGACAAACAAGCATATCGCCATACTGCGGCGTATCTACTTCATAGAATCCCGCTTTTTCATAATTCTCAAGGTAAAGTGATGGATGGTCCTTATCTTCCCACCATGCATCTTTACGCTCGAAATCCATAAGTTCTACGCCCAATTCACGACTATAAAAATCACGAATCAGTGCATAGCAATCTTGCCAACCGTGAAAATAATTACGACCCACTAAAGGGGCGCGATAACCACATGGTTCATATATGGCGTAATCAAGAATAGGATAAGAACAAATAACCCATGGCTTTTGATGTAATTCAATTTGAATTAAATCCAGTTCCGATGCTCTTGTTGTGCCATCTGGATGTGAATGGACATAAGCTAAGATTTCCCCCTGATCTTCAGCCATGGCTAAATCTTCAGGATGGATTTCAAACTGATCTGTCTTATCAGAAATATTGCGGCAAGGAATGTAATCTTTGCCCACTATTACTCCGCAGCATTCCTGTGGATAGCATTCATCAGCATGGGCCATGATTGCTTTTTTAATTTTCGCTGCAAGTTTCATGAAATTTTCCTCAAGTTAGAAAGTTTTTCTGGCCACTGACCACATCCAGTAGTGACTACAGCCCAATCTCCGTCTATTTCTAGAATTTGTACTTGCATCCCATTACCTGAAACTGCTCGACCTACCACCCAAAATTCAACCACTTCACCTACTGAAAAGTTACACATAAAAACAACTCACATAAGACTTGAAGCAGGGAACCCACCGAACGGTAAGGACTTGTTCTCTCCAAAACGCAAACGGCAAGAACTTAAACGGCCACCACATCTATCCAATGATGGGTCATCTGTTGGTTCATCCTTATCAGTAAACATTGCTGCGCCCGTGTAACCACATTCCTCCCCACGATACTTCCCGACCATACACCAGTGACATAATGAGGTAATTTGGCGAACAGGAATTTTCAACCCTTCGAAATCAATAGGATTTGAAAGTTCGAATGTTACTTGTTGGGCATTTTCAGAAGTTTTTTGCTCGATATACCAGATTTGTTCTTTAGATTCATTAGACGCAGTTGGATTTCCATCTGGAAAATTTTCAGCATCAAGATATTTAGAAAGTGTAGTAATAACTTTAATTTTAGCGCCTACAAAATCCTTACATTGAAGGCAGTAAGCAGAAATAGCACCTTGTATTCCATTAATATTATTAGCAATTGTTAGTGTCGGCGCAGATGCTTTACCATCCGATCTCATTTCCAAGCCCGAAACCTCAAGACTAATAGCCTCATATGCTTGACCTTGCCAGATAATATTTTCCGCATGTTGGTGACCATGGAACCTTAGTATGCCAACTCCATAGGAGCTGGCATCTAACTCAAACAAGCGAATTAATCCATCCAGTTCAAGTTTTTGAAAGTCACTCTGTAAAGTCATAAGAGCACCTTAAGCCTGAGCTGTGGCTTCAGCAACTGGAGTGTAATCAATACTGATTTTTTTGGCGGCTAAGTCATATTTTAAAATCAGTGAATTCACATTAACGCCGTAGAGATAGCTACAATTTAAAACTGTCTGCATTGTCCATTTTGTAATGTCTGCATCGAGTAATGTCATATTTCCATTCACTCCACCACCGGGTGCTACAGCAATATTTACTGAATTAGAAGACTTATCGTAATTGATCGTTAATGTCTCAATTTTCCCCGCAGTTAGATCATTTCCAAAACTACGTGCATCTGCTAGTTGCGTACGTAATTCACCAATTAAATATGATTCTGCTAGGTCTAAAGTTTTAACAGTCATGATTCTGCTCCTTTAAGCAAAAAAAATGCTCCTTAAAAGGAGCAATAGAAAAAGGGAATTATTCAGGGGTAAAAACTTGTTTAAAAGTAGTCGAAATTCGCCAGTAACCTGCCCCAAGGCAAACTGGCTGATATTCTCCAGTTTTAACCTTTACTTCTCCGTCAAGAGGCGAATCCCATAGGAAAGCTTTAGCACCCTTATGTAGATCAAAGAATGCCTTAATTTCCAGAATTTCAGCTTCTTCCGCTGTGCGTTGATACGACCATTCACCAGCACGATTATTTATACCTACGCTTGTGCTTTGTTCGTAACCATCTCCAAAAGCTGTGGTTAAAACATTAAATTTATTTGTCTGCGAGTTACCTTCTAAATCTTGTGCCCAAGTAAATTTTAGTAAGCTCATAGTATTTCCATAAGTTGAATACATCAAAAAATGTAAACATTATTGTTGACAGTGTAAACAATAATGTTTACAATAGCACTATGTTAAACAGATAGAGGAAAAAGTGAAACGTAAAGATTTGATGAAGTTCCTAAGTCAACTAGGGGCTGAGTTTAAAGAAGGAGGTAAACATACCAAGGTTTACTTAAACGATAAACAAAGCACAATCCCCAGACACACGGAAATCGACGACTTCTTGGTAAAGGGAATAAAAAAACAATTAGGAATCGAGAGTTAGCTCTCGGTTCTTTCATCAAATCTGTATTCACTTGGAGTTTATTATGCAATATCCAGCTACTTTTACTTTAAACCCAAAAACGGGTTGCTACTTTGTTGAGTTTAGAGATATACCCGAAGCATTAACACAAGGCTACTCTATAGAAGAAGCAACTGAAGAAGCAAAAGACGCACTTATAACGGCGATGGATTTCTATTTTGAAAATAATAGACATATACCTATGCCTAGCCCTATACAAGAGGGTGATCATGTAATTGATCTCCCTCTAAGTATTTGGTCAAAAATTCTTTTGCTAAATACGATGCTTGAACAGAATGTTAATCAATCTGAACTCGCACGACGTTTACATATTCAACGACAAGCCGTTCAACGACTTGTCGACTTAAGCTATACAACTAAGATTGATGCAGTTATAGATGCCCTTAAAGTTTTGGGTAAACATCCTGTTCTATCTATAGCTTAATCATTAAATGAAAAACCGACCCCAATTTATTGGGGTCGGTTTTTTGTAAACTAGTCAAAAATAAAATTCGACCATTCTATTAAAACTATACGTCAATTTTCAGTTAAATGAAAACTCTCCATATCATATTTAACTTCTAATGGCTTTATAAAGTACTCCGCCCTGTCTCAGTTCTTTTAACATTACTTGTCTAATAGCATTACCCAAAGCATCCCCAAGAGCCTTAGCTTGCCCAGCTGAATCAACATTACTTGAGCCGTCAGGGTTTACTGTAACAGTGACTGTTACTGGAGCGCTAATTACATCTCCTCCTTGTGGCAACTCTGCCAAAGTAGCAACCATTACCTGATTGGTGTTTGATTTAGGCAATTCACCTGTCTGGTTCATATAATTTAGATTATCCAAACCAATTTTTTTAGCAGAAGATTCTTTGATCATGAACTCTTCGTTCGATGCCCAAATAGGAATACTGTCGCTAGTCCCTGTCCCTGGTCCTCTAATTTGCCCACCTGTTGCAAATCCTTTGGGTGCTATCGCCGAAACAGCTTGAGTTAATGCACCTGTCTGTGCAACTGCCATCGCTACGGCAGGAATGTTATAAGGGAAAGCAGCTGAGGCCCATGCTTTACTAATTGCTTCCTTACTTGATAGCAATGTACTAGCAATAGCAAAGCCCTTTTGCATAGCGAATAACACCTTGTATGTTCTGGATTGTTCACCTCCAAATGCTTTCGCAATACCAGACATATCACCCATTAAAGAAGAATAACCAGATAGAGTTTGTGCATTTAAACCATCTTGTAACTCTCTAGATTTAGAAGCATATTCCGTGTCCAAATATAATTTGGCATCTAAATATGCTTTATATGCATCTTGCAACATCTGGTACTTTTCTGTATCTGACAATCCTTCATTGTCCTTAATAGAGGTTTTTACATCCTGATAATCTCCATTTAAAGATGCCTGTTTTGAGTCCAATTCATTATTTAAATTCCATTGGGCCAGCTCATCGGGTTTTAATGTTGCTCTTGCCCATGATTCAGCTGCACTTTGATTCAATTTATTAATTTTATCTTTTATATTTTGAACCGCTTGTTGTGTAGCTTTAACTTTCTCATCCTGAGTTTTAATATAATTTTCTAAATCTTTCTCATATGCTTTTTTCTGAAGTGCGAGTAATCGATCTCGTTCAGTTGGGTCATTCGCAAATTTCTCATTAATTAATTTTACAGCTTCAGCATTATCAGCGGCCATTCTCTCTAAATCTGAATAATATTTTTCCTGTATTGACTTTCGATCTTTTGCCGCCGCTTCCTCAGTAGCTTTTCTAGCCGCCTCAAAATCCTGAATATCTTTTAAAATTTCAGTTGGATCATCATGTATAAAACCTGAGTCTTTGCCAGTTTTCCCATTTAAGCCAACTAACCATTTATTTACTAGATCAGGAAATTGCTTTACTTCCTGCACCCGAGCAGGGTTCCCTTTTACAGTCCCAGTCTCTTTAAAACGTTGTGCCCCAGCCACACCAGCATTGTGAGAACGGATAGCAGCTTCCCAAGTTCCTAATTCTTGATAGGCTTTTGCTAAATTTTTAGCGACGACTTCTGCGATAACAGGTAGATTTTTTGAATCAGCTACACTTATTTTATTATCTTTTCTATAATCTGCTGTCGTTTGATAATACCCAATTGCACCTGTAGGGCTCCGTGCATTTTTGTCACCTTTGGACTCTTGGGCCATCAGAGCCGCCAATAAATTTTTTGGAAGCCCATATTTTTCTTCTAATTTGTCCAACCCATTTTGAGATGCTAGTGCAGATACTTTTTTGAGCATATCAATTTCTAAGGATGAATATTTGTAATTTTTCTCTGCATAATCAGCTTGTTTTTTTGCCTCTGCCGTAGCTGCTTGTTCTGATTTAGTCTTTTTATCTTGCAAATCGTTTATCTCTTTATTAACAGCATAAAGACGTCTTGCGTTAGCTAAATCATTTAAAGCTGCTGGAGTCTGCATCTGCTGGCTATCATAATTATGTCTTTTCGCCCACGCCTCAAAGACAGCCAGTTCATCTTCATCATATTTATTACCAAATTTTTGTCTTATTTTTAGCTTATATGCACTTTCCATATAATCAGTATTAAATGTCTTCATATATTCTGCATACGCAGCTTGAGCTCTTTTTGATGCTGCCTCAGCTTCTAATAATTTTTTATTAAATTCAGATTGTTTATCAGTCGCCTTATCGGTAGTTTCTAATAAGGCATTGACTACCTTTTTCTGAGCGACATATTCATTACTTAATCTAATTGAAGTTGCTGCCTGTTCATCAATCTTTGCTTTTGATTCTTCAGACACGCCTGTTAAGTTATTTATTGCAGATGAAAATTGACCTGCCGATAAATCACCTTTTTTAAATGCCATCGCCAATTCACTTGCTTTTTTTGAGGCCTCCGAAGTTGAACCGTCAAAACGCCCGATATTAATGGCTAAGCTAATTAAAGTGCTATTTGCTTTGTTATATTCTTCTGTAATTTCTTCTAAAGATTTTTTTTCTGCACGGACTTGTCTACGCTGAGATGCAATATCCAATTCCTGATATTTTTTTATGACTTCTGAGACAGAAGTACCATGTTTGTTAAGGGATTCTGTAGCCTCATCACTTTTATTCTTCATAAAGAAAAAAGCTGCACCAGCAGCGAGACCTTGAATAGCTAGTAGCCCCAACCCTGCTGGACCGCCTAGAAATGCCATTGCACCTCTTAAAACACCCATAGCACTCGCAGTCTGCAAAGTTACCCCTGCCATTCTAGCAAGTGTCATCTGATAGCGGATGCCTTCAATCATACCAAGGGTAAATTCTTTAGTTAAAATCGCCCCTTGAACTGCCAGTTTTACACCTAAAGCTGTTGCTAATGCAGTAGCAGCAGCCGAGATGTTATCCATATTGGATGCAACCATATTAAAAATTGGAACAATTCCATTAATTAAGGTTGCTTCAACACCTTGCCATTGCTGGTTCATAATCCATAGATTTTCTTTTGCCTCTGATAATTTTTTTATCATTGCATCATCCATGATTGATCCTGCACGTTGCGCAGCATCTCCATATTTTTTAAATCCAGCTCCCCCATTTTCTAACAAAGGAATAAGCATAGAAGAGTCAGAAATAATAGCTTCCATGTAGAATTTCATATCATTCTGACTAACATTTGCTTTTACTAAGGAATTATAATAAAGCTGTAAGGCTTCTGGACCTGATAGTTTTTGAAATTGAGAAATTGTCACACCTACTTTGGGCGCAATATTTTTAAAGAAGTCAGCTAAAGGCCCACCTGCCGTTTGTTGATACTCCCCAATACGGTCTTGCATGTCTTTCATCTGGTCCGCAAATTTATCTATACTAATTCCGGCTGTTTCTGCACCTTTTGCATAATATTGAAAAACTGTGGTGCTTGCGTTTGCAAGTTGGGCTAATTTTTTAATTTCATTTCCAGCGTCAATAGCTTTTGTTACGAATGCTGTCACTCCTGCAACAGATGCTCCTGCCAAAACTGCGCCAAAAGCTTTTGCCGCAATACTTGCCACATTAAAGCTAGAAGCGATACTCTCACCTGAAGATTTGGCTTTACGTTCAGCCTGATTTAATGGCTCAATAAAATTACCTATTCGAGTCACTAAATCTAAGGTTAGGCTTCCTAGATTGTTCGTAGCCATACTTTTCTCCAAGCAAAAAAAAACCTCGCATTTGCGAGGTTTTCAATATTCAAAATTTGTTAATTCAATTGACTCTCAAATCGAGCTAGACCGTCAAAGGCTAATGTTTTTTTGCCTTCATCAATTAGATTCGTTTCAAGATAATTTCCACCAGAAATACTAACTTTAAGCCAAACCTTTTTAGCATTTAAAATTTTAGTAAGGGTTTGTTTGTCAATTTTAAATCGTTGATACGATTCTTTATAATTACCAGTTAGTGTTGAGTCATGTGCAAAGTTGATTCGATCGGCTTTTACTATTTCCCCATCAATATTAATCAATAGGTTGCTCATCGCAGCAAAATAGTTTAGCGTACTTAATTCTAAAACTACTTCTTCTGGATTGCTGTTTTTCCAATTTGCTCCAAGCATCAAACAAGCGCCACCAAATTTGGCACATGAGGAAGTCCCATATGATCTCATTGTTATTTCTGTAGTCCCATCAAAACCACTCTTTTCGATTGTGATTCCTTTAGGTGCTGCCCAAGATAAACATGGAATTAATAAAGTTAAAAAAAGAATTTTTCTCATATACCCACCAATATTAATTTTCAACAATTTAACAAAGGGGGTAATAAAAAACCACCCCTATGGATGGTTTAATATTAAGGCTTATTCTTTATTTTGAGCAATCGCTCTTGCTCAAAGGTTAATGGCGCTGGTTTATCAAAATGTGGTAGATAATCATATATTTGTAAACCTTTAACACCTTTTGAAGATGCAAACATTAACTTTAATTCCGCCATAACCTCTTCAACACGTAGCCCTATATTCAAGCTTCCGCGTTTTCTTCGGTAGGCGTCCCACTTTTGGATTTCTTTGTACGAGAAGGTCGTTTCAACTTCTTCGATTGACCTACCTGTAACGATTGCGATTTCGATGATGAGCTCTTCTCTGTCGTCGATTTCAATGTCTGCTTTCCCAAGACATTAATTTCAACAATCTTACTCCAAATAATATCAACTAATGCCTGACTGAAGTGTAAGCGGACTTCATCCTCTGTAAATGTTGGTGTTCCATCTTTGTCGGTAATACAACTTGCTAAAATACCTGCAAGAGCTTCTTTATTTTCGCCGTAAGCTTTCATATTAGCCACAGCTGATTGATAGTTAAATGGCTTAATATAGGTTGAAAATTCAGACTCCTCACCATTTACTAAAACTTGAACTGTTACTTTCTCTGGTTTTCCAATCAAAATACCTTTTTTAATTTGTTCAGGACTTAACTGTTTCATATTCAATATTCCAAAGAAAAGCCCCTATAAAGGGGCTTATGAGGGGTTAAATTTTTAAGCAGATTTCAATGTGTCAAATGCTGGTGTCTGCCGTTTCATAGGGATCGTGTGATTAACTAATGAATCTTTATCAAAAATCGGTGGACCTTTCCGTAATTGTGCTTGGAACTGGGTCCATGAACGTCCTTGTGGCACAGTTACAATATCGCCATTCAATGTGGGGGCAGCTGTACCATCAGACCAACCTACAAAAACTTCAACTTTGGCTTTGTTCTGAGCCAAATTTAAAATAAGGACATGGGTTTCATTTTCAGGGTCTGTATTAATTTTCAAACTGCCTTCACCCGGTTTAACTAAACCATATTCAGATGTGGAGGATTCTCGTTCCTCCATACAAGTGGTCTCGATTTCTGTAACGCTGTCATCACCAACTGACAATTCGGTAATACATTCAATTTTGGTTAAAACAGCAGGAGACCCGTGTTTTACCCATGTTTCTGTGCCTTGTGTTAATACGCCCATGAGTGGACTCCTCTTTTCTTACGGCGAAAAAAACCCCGCGAATGCGGGGTTCAAAAACGAAAAACCTCGCAAATGCGAGGTCCTACTTCTAATTAATATTTAAATATGGATTGAGGTTTCTAACTTCACCTTAAGTCTTGCGCTTAACAAACCAATTCGCGTCAAACCCACGAGAAAATAATTTTGTTTGTGTCTCTTTTCCGTTAATCATGGAATTCAAAATATAACTATGATCTCCAAGAACTGAACGAATTGCCGCTCGAATAGCTGTAGCTCTTATTACATCTGTGTCGTACACAATCACTTGGTACATCACATGATCAAGCTTAGCTTGTGAATCTAAGTGATTTTCTGAAGATGCGGTTATGATTTGCCACACTGCATATGGAGGTTCAATGCCGGATGGTGCAACATCCTCATAAACTTTCAAATCCTCCCCTAAAAGGGCTTTAATTTTTGAATTTGCATTTAAAATTCTAAAAATAGGAATATCACTCATAAATTTGCCAACTCTAAATTTAAAGCTTCACTAAAACTTTCTGAAAATTTTGTAGTTACCTTCTCAAGGTTATTTGCTAAAGCTGGTCTCATGAATGGAATAGCTGGTTGATGAGAACTACCAAATTCTACCCAACGCCAGTGCCGAGTATCACCGCCACTCGTTTCAGGTGGATTTGGATCTGAAAATGATGCACCGCCTCTTACACCGACACGCATTTTTATTGTTCTAGAATTACGTGTTTTTCCTGCCTGAGTTGAAATATTCTTCCAAATTTTTTCACTTGTTTTTTTATTATCGACTCTTTTTGCATTCTCTCGTGCAGCATTTCTAACAATATTCATAGCCTTTCTGGCTGCTTGACGAGTAATTTTCTTTACCTTTTTTTCATCAGCCAATTGTCTTAGCTTATTTTCGAGATCAGGCAGGCCTTCTATCTTTACTTCAACAGACATACAACCTCCGAATTAATCAGGGAATCGTTCAATTCCACCCGTTAACATGAATGTGCAATATTCGTTGCCTTTTCCAGCATCATCCAATGCTGGACTGTCTATCGCATAAATAATCCCCTTATGAATTACTCGCATCGTAGTATCAATATCTGTTCTATATCGGAACTTTATTCTGGCTACTATTTCGCTGTTATTTGCTTGAGCAGCGATTAAATCTTTGCCTGAAACATGTGTTACTTTCGACCAAAGAGTTTTATAGTCAACCCACTGACCCGGCAAAAAATTACCATCCTCATTCCGTCCATTCTGTTGATGTCGTTGTATAACAACTCTATGTCTCAGTTCTCCTGCTTTCACTTTAGACCCCTAAATTTATTCTGAACGGAAATAAAGTATTTTCTGCAGAAACTGGCAATTCGGCTGTCGCCTCACGCGTCTCGTAAAGAAAGCCAAAAGTTAATAAAACACCTGCTCGAATCACTGGATTAATCACAACACCATTAATACGCATAGATGCTTCAGTACGTGACTCATATAGAATTTGCTTAGCCTGATTCATATAGAATTCGCGTTCTTCTTGATCATTTGCATTCCGTGCATTTTCTTCAAATTGATTAGCTTTAGTTTTGGCTTCGTTCAAAATATTGGCTACTTCTTCTAAACCAGCATTTTTATCTGCTTCATTAGCATAGAAGTAGCGCCCCATGAATCGTGCTGCCATTAGTTCAGCAGATTCTAATTTACTCAAAATTTCTGAATCATCATCGTCATCAATTTTTTGGTGAGATTTAGCTTCGCTAATAGTCAGCACAGACATGTTTTATTCCTTTGCAGCAGCAGAACGAGTACGTTTTGATTTTGCTTTTACTTCTTCTTCACCAGCTTCTTGTGCAAGTGTTTCTTCTGAAGTTTGTTCTTCACCAGAGGTATCACTTGCAGGTGTCTCTTCTTTATTTATGGTGACCGACGTGTCACCATTTGGTGACTCATCTTTTTCAATAATTTTTACAAGATTTAGACGCGACAATTCTTCGGCCTTAGTTGGTGAAACCTCAATAACTTCACCAGTTACACGAACTTGTCGATCATGCATAAATGTTTTCAAGAGCTTTACTTTTACTTTTGACATGTTTTTTATCCTTATAAAAAAAGGGCTAGTACTACCTAGCCCTTTTGTTATGATTTACGTAAATTAAACTGCTTTACGAATCGATCCAGTAACGAACGATTCTGGACGATAAACTGCAAGTGCTAAACGCTCTTCGGCTCGAATTGAAACCATATTGTTTTCAAAGTCTTTATCATTTTCAGTAGATAAAAGAACTTCAATATCCATACGATCAAAGATTTGAGCGGCAAGGCTGAATGCACCTGTCAAAAATTGACCAGATACCATCGCTTGCGTTTCAACAGTAGGCAAGTTCCAAAGAGTATTGGCATTACCATTTACAGGATTACCAATAATGTAGCGACCTTCATTATCTTTGGTTAACTGAATATCAGCCCAATCAATGGGATTAAGAACAATACCGGTTGATGGGAATTCAGCTAGTACCGCCTGTAGTAAAGCGTAACGAATACGATCAATTGGAGTTGCGTTCGTAATTTTGATCAAATCTTCATTGAAGGTTGAAGCCTGTGGAACGATACCCAGTAAGTTTTGTCCAGTTCCATTACCGAACAATAATTGTTGTTCTTCCACCAACTGCAAGCCATAACGAGCACGAGCATCAATGTATGATTGCAATGCTGGTGCATCTTCTAAAATCTGGCGCGAAGCTTTAAATAAATGCGCAATTGTCCGTACATTCGCTGTTTTATTTTCAAACGTGATTTCAGAGTATGGTTTTGGGTTGGTCTCTGCTACTGGTGCAGCATTATTTGTAAACCCAGTTTCCACCGTATATTCAATACTATTGCTACTTGTTTGGCCCGGTGCCAACAAATCACGAATAGTCATACGGCGCATTTGAGGTAAAACAATCCCTTGATTGTCTGGGGTTACATTAGGGCCCGTCGCCGTTGTAATTGCTTGACGTGGCATTTTCACACGCATAGATGTACGTGATGTTTTATCCATTGATTGATAAGCATCAGAATCAATAACTTGCTGCCCAACTGACTTAGTTGGCTCATCACCGCCGCCACCCGCAGGACGATCAAGCTTTTGCTCCAACTCTTTAATCGTAGCGCTCAAATCATTGTACTTGGATAAAGCTTCATCGGCCTTTTGTTTAGCTTCAGTATTAGCTTCACCAAACTGCTTAACTTGCTTTTCATAATTTTCTGCATGCTGCTTTAATTGATCAGTTACCTGTTTCAAGTCAGCTTGAACTTGTTGATACTCTTTTTCGATAGTTTTGTCTGTCATGGGAGGATGTCCTTTAATGCGTTTGAAAGTTTTGAAGCCGAACCGTCGGCAAACGTATGACTTGAACCAGCGTCGTGCGTGGTTTGTGGAGTAGCGTCAGGCGTACTCTTAGGTGCGACAGCGTTGTGCGTGCCGGCTTTAATGGCTTGAAAAAGCTTTCGGCGCTCATTGCGCGGAATGTGTTGTTTTGCGAGGATTTGATCTACTTTGCGGATTGCTGCTTGTGTAGGTTCTTCTTCTGTTTCAATGACTTGGTCTGCTGGCAAATAATCGTCAGCAAAGCCCTTCTCAATAGCTTGAGAACCTGAAAGCCAAGATTCAGCATCAAGTAGTTTCGTGATTTCTTTTTTGTCTAAACCTGTTCGGGCTTGGTAAATATCGGTGGCTGATTCATCAAAAACGGCAAGGTAATCAGCGGCATCACGCATATCGTGTTGATTGCCAACCACCCATGACCAACAGTTGTGAATCATGATGAAGCCCGCGCGGGCAATTTGAATTTCATCACCTGCCATGGCAATTACTGAAGCTGCACTTGCAGCAACCCCAAGTACACGTACAGTGACATTGCCCTTGTGACTTCTGAGAAGGTTGTAAATTGCTAAACCTTCAAATACATCCCCACCAGGAGAGTTAATGTTGACAATTACATCTTCTTCATCACCGATGTAACGCAAAGCTGCTGAAATACGTTGCGCTGTAACCCCTGACCCATCCCAATAGTCGTAGCCAATTTGCTCATAAATTGAGATAGTGTTTTCAGTCTCGGTAGAAGCCTTAATATTTGGTTGATACTTACTCAGCACAGTTTCAGGCAAATCAAACCGAACATTTGGTTTGTTCAGGGCCTTCGGTGCCATCGGCATATTGCTTTTACTCATTTGATTTACCTTTCTGCAGGCGAAAAAAAAGCGACCCGAAGGTCGCTTGCTTAAGTTGTTTATTATTTTTTAGGCTTGATTTAAGCCCTCAACACCACGTTGTTGTCGATCACGTGTACGCTGTTCAAAAAGTGCTAGTGCATTTTCCATGTAAGTTATCGCTCGCTTATTTTCTTCACATGGAAAGTTATTGTTCAAAATTTTAGTCCGATGAATCAAAATGGCTAAAAGCGCTTCACTAGTTATACCATTCACCCCATGTTCCTTAACTGGACCATGTTGAAATTGAATTGGTGTAACTAACTCACCAGACAAAATATCGTAATAATGACCATGACTTAATTCATGACGTTTTTCTGAATTCTCAACTTGAATCTGCTCATTGTGCGTTACTACAACGCCATTATGATCTTCATGAATGTCTGTGCCAAAAACTATACTTTCTGACGCATGGCCTTGAGTTTCGTGTTCAGAATTGTTCATATTTTTAACCTTTACTTAGAAAATTACTTATCTTTACCAGCATCATTAATCGGTACATTTTGAGACTGAATTGTAAGCTCATCTGCGATACCGCCGCGTTTCGGTAAATTCTCTTTTTCACGGACTTCATCTCGAGTGTAGATACCGTTATTGACCATTTTGGAATAAAACTCTGCTCGAGTATTGCTATCTGCCCGAAGCAAGCCTTCAATAGAAAATTCAACGTAATATTTAAGTCTTTCTGCCGGTGTAAGTAATGACTTGTTCATAGATTGTTCAATAAGAACTAACCATGGGCGTAATGTGAATGTCAGAAAACCTTGCATTTCCTGTTCCATACCACTTCCCCATTTAGTCTGCCCTTTACTGCTATATCCAATTAAATAGCCGGGTACACGGAACCAACGGCAAATCGACTCAATGTTAAAATTTCTTGACTCAAGCAATTGAGCGTCCGCAGGATTTATGCCGATCGCTTTAGTTGTAACACCTTGTTCTAATACTGGCGATTTACCGGCATTTAAAGCACCAGATACTTCTTTTACATAATTTTTGAATACTTTTCTTTGTTCATCATTCATCGTACGATCCACTTCAAAAGCGACCGTAGGTAATAGACCATTTTTAAACGTACTATTTGCAGCATCATCTGCTGACATAGCAGCGCCAAACACATTTGCCCCGTACTGAATAGGTGACAAACCAATTCGTCCGTCTAATGAGAACGCAGGAGTATGTAAAATTTCGGATTGATCAATGATAAATAACTTACCTTTTCTATCTGTATACGAATAAATAAGGTCATCACGATCATTAAATTTTAATTGCATCCGACCAGGCATAAGGAAATTCAAACTTGTAATTTCATTTTTTGAATTTCTCTTAATTTGCGAGTATCCATTTCCACGCAACAATAAAGATGCCGCATAACATTGCGTGTAATTAACCGATGTCATATGAATATTTGGCTGATTACGCAAAATTGGATACAAAGGATGATTAATTGCGGGCTTTCTACTTCCATCTGGTTGCCGCTCATAAACAACAAGTGGAAGTGTTGAGATGGTTTCTGAGATTAATCGAACACATGCCCATACGGCGTCAAGTTTTAATGCGGTTTCAACACTGACACTTTTCCCACTTGATGAAGAAAACCCAAGTAAAGAAGTCCAAAAATTTACGTCAGTTAATCCACCACTTTGCTGTCTCGAATTATTCTGCGGTGCTACAACTGCACTATTAAGAGTCTGTAATAGCGTTTTCATTTACACCATTCCTTTTCTTAAAAATGCCGCTGCACCAAATAAAACTACACTTGCTGCTAATAGTGAGAATGCCAACCCAACCAACAAATACACACCAGAAACTAAGCAAACAGCAGCGCAAAGCAGCAAGATTAAATAAACAACGACTGGTAAACTCATTTTCTTTACCCATAAAAAAAGCCCCTTTTAAGGGGCTTCATGACTTAGGAATTTTGATTAATTCATTCTGTGGTTAAGAAAATGTCTAATTTTTCTTAGGGAACCACTCAAATTCTGTTAAAAGTTCTTCACAACGAACCACTTCTCTTCCACAGAAAGTCATTGCTTGGTCCCGTGTTAGAGGTTGACCCAAACCATACTTTCCACCACTCTTAGTGAGTAAAAGTTCATTATATAGCTCAGGTTTTACATGTAATAACTCAGGTGGTTTTCCAACATTACGGAGGTATTGAAAGAAACTATCGTGAATACTTTTTAACATACATACCTCTAAACAATTATGGGGTTACTAATGGCATCCATGAACTGCTCATCAGTCATTCGTCCGCCATTCGGTTCTTGGTTTAAGCTCATCAGGGCAACTGCATTAAACATAGATATAACAGGGTCAATTTTACAAACCCCAGATTCCTGTTTTGTGATTATAACTGCATTGCCTGATCGTTTCCCCTTCGCATTACCAACACACCAAGTCATTAGAGGTTGATCAGCATGAAAAAGTTTTTTTTCCGCCAGTTTACGCTCCGCTGTAGTTGCATACCCAGACAGCATGTAGCCTTGCGGAATGGCAAATAAACTTTCAAATGGTATACCTGCATCAATCAAACCATCTTGCAAGGCTGGCATACCTAACTTATCTAATCCGAAAGCTTTTTCGGGCATCTTACCTGTATCAAATACTTTTTTTGCAATTTCGCCCGCCTCGGTTACATCCTCACCGATATTCTTAACAATTACTAAGTCGCCTTGCTTTTCAAAATCTCGTAATCGCGGTGCAATTTCTTTTCTTCGTTGCAAAGCGATTGGATGAACCCAAGCTTTGGTCCACAGATACCAAATTGATCTGTCTTTTGCATCACGTCCAAGAACGGTCATACCAAATAAATCATCAAGACCACCCCCATCAAAACCAATTGTGATGCAGTCTGATTTTTTTATAAGAAAATCAAGTTCAAACTTCTTGCCTTGTTTTTCCCAAAAATCTGCACCGGCCCAACGGTCGGCACGTAAATTCATGCCAATTTCAACATTAAGATGTTTGGCTAAAAAATCTCTAATTGATTCTTCGCCGTTTTCTTGTACCTGTTCCCATTGATTTCGTAAGAAATCCATGTCAACTGAAGCACCCAAGTTAGGGTTTGTGACATACCACCAATCTGGATTGTAATGTTTCCGCTTATCTAACATTCTGAGCGGGAACTCATAAATTAGTGGAAGAAATTGTTTATTAACTTTTCTTCCATCTCTAATAGCCCGTGCATAATCTAATTTTTGTTTAAATACACCTGCCGGTATCTCATCAGATTGAGTCGTTAAGTAAATAATGCAGCCTTCAGGTCGGGATGCTAAACCACCTGTGGCTTCACGCAGCATTGATTCCGCATTAGCCCTCTTGCCAAATACCCAAAGTTCATCAACAAGAATCCAAGAAGCTTTTTTACCCGCAGTAGCATCACTATCTGCAGCAACAACCTTAAGAATTGCACCAGTACCTGCATGAGTCACTGTACGTGTGTGCTCACTCAAACGCATCATGTAGGCTAATTCTGGATCAGCCTTAATCATGTCCCGAATCGGCCCAAAGGAGTTATCAGCAACTTCTTTAGTCGGAGCAAGAATAATTAACTCAGCAGAAGGCCGGTCATTCAAAATTAATGCTGTCAGCATAATTGCTGCAGCAATTGTTGATTTCGTATTTTTCTTAGAAATTAATAAGAAAAATTCACGTATTAATCTGCGTTTTCGATCAGGATCATATGCTCCAAAAATTGAAGCAACGAACTCATATACCCATTCTTTAGTAACTTCGCTGATTAATGGCGGTCGAGGGTTCCCTTCTTCATCTTCAAAATCGCCAACAACGTCCACTAACGCAAGTTGTTTAAAAGTATTTAATGCAAGGTCTGCAACTTCAGGAAATAGTGGTTTACAAGGGATGAGCGACTCGCGTCTAACAATTCTTTTCTCCCAGTCGGGACACGCTGTTGTCCAATCTGGAAGCATTGCACTCATAAATTACACCCATAAAAAAACCGCCTTCCGGCGGTTGATTTAAACTTCAATCTTTAATCTGAACTTGTCCTATAGGAACTCTATTTTAATTTACCTGTTTTTTAAGCCAATAAAGCTCCCACATCGTTATGCCAGTGTATTTCACTGACATTTTATGGTATTGCCAATACCTAGCTGAATACCACTTTTCCATTTCCCAACAGTAAACATCATCCCAAGCACACTTCATAAGAGCAGCTTCAATTTTATCTGCTCCGCCAAAACGGGTAATGATTTTAGAGCTTTCAGTTACATTCTCTTTTTTAATGTAATTATTAATCATATGTCATGTTTCCATGTTCATAGTCGTAATTTTCTTTTGCAAGTGCATGAATATCACTTTCAATATATTCCCACAAATTTAGTTTAATCGACGATATAGTAGGGCTATTATCAATCAAATACTTTCCGACAGCTGGATGTATTTTTTTGCAGCAGCGAAAACCGCCACCTCTTGCTGATTTTCCTTCACTATCAGCAACTATATAACGGTCACCTTCCTTTTCAACAAAGAAACCGACAAACCAATGATCTTGACTATGACCATCGTGCCATTTTGTAGCCAAGACATAATCACCCTTAATAATTTCTTCTGATTGATCTTGGCTTTTCATAAATAAATTTCCTTAAGAAATTTTAAAATTAATATTTATTATAATTTAGTTATTATCATTTGTTCTCGTACATAGTCACCAAAAGTTGCTGTTTGAATACAGATATATAAACTTTCAACAAAAAGACGAAAGCTTTCTGCTTGCAAAATTCGATTACCACACTCCAATCTCATGGGATACGAAAAATTATTAAAATCTATTTTTATTGGAGATAATTGACGAATTGAGTCTTTTGTAAAATCAAATGCTGCAGCATCTGAATTAGTAAATTTTGCCAAAGATGAATTTAACTTCATTAATACTTCGGTTATTTCTGATCTAATACGTTCCACATCATTTGCTTTTTGAAGACCTTGTTCAATTGCTTCTAAGAAATTCATGATTTACTCTTTAGATCAATTTTAATTTCACAGCGACCAGTATATTCACAACCTGTGGATGTCATTGAACTACTGACCCAACAACGATGTGTAAATTCTTCGCCTTTGATATTTGTCTTTTTTAAAACATAATCAAGGATAGCTTCCTTAAGTTCCGTATCACTTAAAGTGGCATCTATTTCGCGTCTATGTATTTCTTTATCAAAAATGGCCATTAATTTTCCTACCTAAAATGATAATTAACTAGGTTTCATTTGAGCCTGTAGAGTCGCAAATTTACCACCGGCTTTTGCAGCATTTTTTGCTGCCTCAGCTTTAGTTTCTTTTTTACCTTTATCAGCCACTTTGCCATGTGTATAGGGTAAAGCAGCTTTAGCCGCATTGAACCTCAAAAACATTTCATTGTCTTTGTTGTTCATTACATCAATTAAAAATTGAAGTGGATCATCTTTTGTATAGGGGAACTCCTCATCTAATGGATTACAGTCTTCCCCACTATCAGTAGGTTTAACTTTTTTCTTCTCAGAAGTTAAAGTACGCCCCTCTTTTTCTGCTTTTAACTTTTCAATGAAGATAATAATTTCAGGATCATTTCTTAATTTTGACCCCTGTTGTGAAGCAGATTTTTCAGCGTAACCCGCTAATATTGCTGCTTCTTTATTACTCTTGCCCTCGACAATGGCGCGAGCAAATTTTTTCATTTTCTCGGTCAATGCCATTGTTTCACCTTTAACTTTTTCCTTTAACTTTTAACTCAACGGGATTTTTTTTTATAAATGAGAAGGGGGGGCGGTCTAGAATGTGAAGGCCCTCTGACTTTTCCCCTCCCCCCACGGCACCAGCACCATTTTAGTGCATTTTCATATTTACCCTGTTTGCTCTTCTTTTTGCTTCACTTTGTCATGACAAAGTTTGCATAAAGCTTGATGATTCTTTGTATCCCAAAACAATTTGTCATCTCCTCGATGAGGAACGATATGGTCAACCACTGTTGCCTCCGTAACCACACCTTCCTTTTGACAATAAACACAAAGTGGATTTAATTTCAAAAACTCTAAACGGTATTGTTGCCATTTATAGCCATAACCACGTTGCGTTGATGACTTATTAGAACGCCATGAATTGGTCTGAGGTTTTATAGTTCTTTCATTGGTCTTTAAAGTATTTAACCTGAAAGGATTAAGCTGTTTTAACCTAGCCATATTCACTCCAACTCATAGTGTTTTAGGCTTAGAATCAAGATAATGAGAACCTGTCTTCTCTACCTCTTCTTCATCAAGGTATTGCATTAATAATTCATTATTCTGTTCAATCGCAGCAAGAACGATATTATCTTTCCGTTCGTTCTGTTGAATCAGAATTGTTGTCTGTTCTAATAACTTCTCCATTAAAGGAAGTAACTTTTCGCAGCCGCATACTTGCTGCTTTTGCGATTCTTTCGAGCTCATCTTTCCTTTCCTTCAACCATTGACGGCGCTTTGCACAACCAGTACAAGCCATTGCAATCACCTAAAAGTTATAACGAATAAAAAAATAAAACCGCATCAATATTAATTAATGCGGTTTTATGTGCCGTAATATGTTCGGCAAAACTACTGTCAGCTATATTTACCAAGACGACGTGCTTTTAAACGGCGCTTCTTTTGGCTGACTTTATTAGGCTTTTGGGTTGTTTTAATCAAAGGTGTAAGCGGGAATAAACGCTCAAGTTCATCAACAGCAATTAATGATGCTGTTAAGCCTTTGAATGCTGCTGCTAAACCTCTGATTGACATATCAAACAATCCTCAATTAATAATTCATGATGATCAACTCATCACTCTTTTTACTCTTACTCTTTAAGTCACGGCCGACTGAATAAGTAATACTTGTCTTTTCAATCCTAAAGTCTGCAAAGATTGTTCTTATCAATTCATGTTCATTAATTGATAACATTACTTTGCCTTTGCAGCTCTTCATTTTCGCAGCAAGTAATTTGTATTGATCAAGTGGGAAATCTATGCCGTAACCTGCCGTGTCTAAATAAGGAGGGTCTGCATAGAAAAAAGTATGCTCACGGTCATACTTATCAAAGCAATTATCCCAACTCAGATTTTCTATGTAGACGCCATTCAAACGCAAATGTGCTGCACTCAAACTTTCTTCAATCCGTAAAAGATTTAAAGAGCGTCCAGTTGTTGCGTATCCAAATGTTTGACCAGAAACCTTACCACCAAACGCATGTTGCTGAAGGTAATAGAATCTTGCAGCTCGCTGAATATCCGTTAGTGTTTCTGGTACTTTTAGTTTTTCCCATTCAAAAACCTGACGGCTTGATATGCACCATTTGAATTGCCTTACAAACTCTTCTAAATGATTTTGAACAACTCGATATAGGTTTACTAGCTCACCATTTAGATCGTTTATAACTTCTGTCTTTGCTTGGTCTTCTCTTAAGAAAAATAGAGCAGCTCCACCACAAAACAATTCCACATAACATGAATGCTCTGGGAATTTACTCAACAAATCCTTAGCTAAACGGGTTTTACCACCTTGCCATGGAATTATTGGCTTTGATTTCATAAAAATTTTCCTGTGCAAAAGCTTACATTTTTGATAGCCTTCACCGGTCGTGTGCACGATAGGCTGGGCTTGCTTTTGACAGTCAAGGTCTGTCAGGAGGTCGAGGTACTGTTACCGCAGTACTTCGTCCCCAGTTTTACTCGATACAAAAAAACTCGGTTCCAAAAGGGACCGAGTTTTTATTTATTTACTAATGTAATAAAAAGAATCTGAACAAAGAAAATGTAGCTAAAGCTTTTAAAATGACTTTACATCTTCACTAGTAAGAGGATGATAAATCATATAAGCATCAACCTGATTTAATTTGATTACGTCACCAAGATCAGGACGATCTACAGTTAAAGTAAAATGTTTATCCTGACTGTTACATACATCCCAAATGGCTGGCAGATAGTCGAAAGATTCATCATCTACTTTAATAGCCAATATACATAGTTGATTTGGTTTAGTAGGTGCATGTTGATTTGAAAGCCAAGCCATCTTTTCTTCGCTCCATAGAAATGCAAAAAGCCCATCTATTAGATGAGCTTTAGAAAAAGATAAGCCATAAACAAAATACGACCATCTTAATAAAACTATACGTCAATTTTCAGAATAATGAAAACTTTATGATTGTAACTCTTTGTAAGTATCCTTTCGGTATTGTCGTATTGTTTCTTCTGCATCCTGAATAGCCTGTTCCAAAGCTGCCTGCATCATTTTCTCGTATGTTTTCCATGTCATTCGATACACATCTACAGACATTTTATTAGCAGGAATACCCGCATAATATAATCGCCCCATTGATGTAAAGTTCTTTTCAAGTTCAGGATTTAAAGTGAAATCAATTACCATTCTGGCAACTAACCACGACAAGTGATAAATAGCTATATGTTCTGGCTCACGTTTTTTATCTTTCTCAGCTTCATTCATCATAATATGAGCAAGATAATTACGAATATAATCATAATCACTTTCAGATTTACCATTAAAGATAATTAAAGCTGTAATCGACTTTTCGAGTTGTGTTTTCATCTTAGCTATTGCACCTAATCTGTCTTGGAAATCAATCGGTTTAGAACCTGTAGAATGCCCAGCACGTATGAAATCCAATGATTGTGCAGTTAAACCTTTTGCTAGCCATTCAAATTGTGTGAACTGATTAATAACAGTTACTTCTACGCCCATCTGTATAACCTCACTTCTTAATTTTCATGGCCCAAATCAACATACAAGCATCTCGCTGTTCTTGATTTGTTCGCCCTTGCCAACCTGTCACCCGGTTAAAGCTTTCTGAATCTAATTTCGTTCTAGTTGGTTTAATCATTAAAACAGGAATACCCTTTGACTCCGCCATCTGAACCAGTAATTTACCCGTAGCATGATTCTCACCAACATTCTTTGCCGTGCGCTCTGCAACTAAACGACTTTGAATATTTCGGAAATTAGATTTCGTATTTAACCAACCAGCTTCAATTACTACTTTCTTTATCAAGTCGCGATTCGTATCAAATAAAGTAATCACCTCATGAAATGCCAGATTTTTTAATTCCAAATGTGTTGCACTTTTAATTGCAACACCTGATTTTTCAAGATCAGGATCAATACCAATAATGATTTCACTCATCAAAATTACTCAGTTCAACTTCTTTGATGTTCCCGAATCAATCCATTTTCATCGGGACCCTGTTTCCATTGAGATTTAAGTAATTTAAATATTTAAACGGCGACAAATACTGAAGTAATATTTACTTCTACTATTTGTTTAAACTTCTTTGTCTTTCAGCTTCTAAGATAGCTTCAGGCACTAAACTCATAGCAAGTTTGACATCAGTTGCTGGACAACCGAAAAATCCCCCTTTCTCTAAATGCCCTATTACAAACTTACCATCTTGATCTATCTGATCTACTACACCATAACCATGAATATGAGTACCATCCGTTTCAGCTCTATTTGACGAATAAAAATCAACTAATACCCTACTGCCTACTTGAACTGAATTGTCTTTTATAAGTTCGACTGTTTCACCTTTCAAAATGGCTTCGATATTTTGCAAAGTTTCACGGATTACAAAAGCTTGGTTACGTTTTGAGATTCCAAAGCTCAAGTTACATTCAGTTTGTCTACACATTCCGATTTCATTATTAATCGCCTCTAAAGCAAGTTTAATTAAACTTTCTGGTGCAGTAATTCGTGCGTGATGTAAGTTTGTAAAGCTCGAATACACTTGTTCATATTTCCACTCATAAAAGACTCGACGCCCATTAAATTCGCCAAAACCACACACCAGGCAAGCTTTATCAAAACCATGTTTACACTTATCCATAGATGCACCTATTACTTAACCCATGCACAAGAGTATTGAGTACCATTAACCCAATAAATATCATGTGTTTTGCATACTTCTATACTGTTAAATATTGAAAAACCTACACCTAGAAATACAAGCATGATAAGTAAGACAATCAACAACCAATTAGTTTGGTTTCTTCCCATATTAGCCACCCTTTTTAGGTCTCAAGAAAACTGGGTTAAAATACGAATCCAATATTTTTAAAGCTCTACATCCATTTACTCTTTTATCGTCACCACATATGAAAAATTCACGATAGTAGTTCTTCCCGCAGAAATGGTAACGGCATCTTTCACGGTAATAATTAATTGTAGGAAGGATAGTATTAACGGGGTCTTTTTGAGACCACCAATCCCATTCCTCTTGAGGCGGCATAGCAAAATAGACATCCAGTTCAGTTGCAATTAATTCACCGTTATCCGGGCCGCCAATTGCCTCAACATAAAAAATCAATTTTCCCCTACCTTGAGCGCTTGCTCTGCCCTTTTCAGGATCATCATTTTTCTTCTAGTACATGCATTAAAATCTTGGGTTTTAAATGATCCGATTACGGCAGCACGCATTTTGCTTAATGTGTCCGTAGCTTTTAAGCGATCTTCTAACCATTTCACCCGCTTTTGCAGCTCTGCTTTCTCATCTCTTAAACCAAGCAGTTTTTCAGCTTGTGTTTCAATCACTTCGTTTTGATAAACGAGCTTTTGACCTTGCTCTTTTATGTTGTCGTTAAGCATCTGATTTCTGCGTTGCAGCTCCTCCACTTTCGCTTGATGGTGCTGTAAGTACTCATGAAGGTTAAGGCTGTCTGGATGAGCTTCAATAAATTCCTCCCATCCATTTCTTACATGTCTTAACCACCCATCTGCATCGCCAAAATTTCTATTATTGTGATCAGCAATATAGCCATCTAACGAATATGTTATTTTTTCAGCGATAACTTTATATTTATCCATCTCAAACATCCTTTGATTCAAAGTAAAAGGTCACAGGCTTCTGGATGAACTCAACCAATCCAAAGCGCATTAAGTGGCGTATCTGAGAGCAGTCACGAGGCACTTGAATATCACGATAGTGCGCTAGAAGAGAGCGCCAAGACTCTAAAGACAATGAACGCTTGTTGTGATTACAAGCAGTGCATGCTGGCATTAAGTTTTCGTATGTATCGTTTTCAGGTTTTTCAGGCTTTCCTGTAGTTAAGTCACGGACTACTGCAACTAGATGATCTGCATGCCACTTGTCACCGAGCAACTCACCACAATAGGCACAATGGCCGTCATACTTCTGTTTTAACTCTTCGCGTTGTTTTTTATTTAGCCTCATGATCTTTCACCTCACAAAGCGGGCTGATGCGGTTTTCTATGGGGAAGTCGTCGCCTAGCAACTCTAGAAAGTTCTCGTGCAAGACTTTTGCAAACTCTGGATGTAACTCTTGTAAGCTCCCAATTGGCTTAGGCAGAGAAGGCATGTCAATGCGGTGGCCTACTGCGATTTCTTCAGTGGTTGCTGGATTGAACATTGCTGAACCATAAATACCCTGTAGCATTTTTAATTCTTTGCCATCTTTTAATGGAACAACCTCAACTGCGTCTGTATATACGTAAACGACTTTCCACAATGAAGTTGACTTGCTAGGCTGGTTAAAAGTATTTCGCTTAACAAGTATTTGACCAACTTTAAACTCACTCATGGCTGGCTCCTTTAAACATCGACCACACAAACGCTAGATACCCAATCAAACAAACAACACCGATAAACGTTGTCTTAAATCCCGCATAAAGAATTGCACTGGCGATAAGAAGTACTGCAACTTCCTGTTGATATTTACTCATCCCCGCCTCCGTATATTGATTCGTATGCTGCAATAGCAGCTAGCAATGGCTGGTTATATACAAAACAATCTTTATGAGCTTCTGAACGTGCTGCTTTTAATCCACCTAAGCTATCTACTAAATCAACCGACTCCACGAGACGCTTGAGGTCTGAAAGCATCACATCCCTACTAAACCAAACCCCTCTTGTGTATTGGTTAATAACAACGTTGTATCCTTTGTACCCTTCTGGCGCACCCTCAACAACCTCTCGCGCCTTCTCTACCCCAAACTCACGAATAAAATGTTCTGGTTTCATTGTTGTTCTCCGTCATGTCCTGTCATGGCTTCCTGCTTAAACTGGTCTAGCATTTTCAGCTTTCTTAATTTCTCATAGAGGTTCGCTGCTGCTCTTGTTTCTTTATTGCGAGTACCGAGGTTGTAATCTCTGCGGAGCTTCATCATTGCGTTGTAATCTACAAATTCGATCATATCGCCACCCAAAATAGTTGTTTTGCCTTGTCGGTTGGTTTGAGTCCCATTGGTCGTGCATTATCAGATTGCAAATAACCGGCTTCTCTTAATTGGAATGCGAAGCGTTTTGATTTTGAATAATTACAGCCGATCCATTCTTGAATATCCGAGATAGAAGTCTTGCCACGTTTTTCAATTGAGTTCTTTAAAACCAAAGCCATTTTTTCGAATTGTTCTACTGTGCTGTGTTGCTTCATACCGCTTCTCCAAATAGGTCAGGCTGCATGTCTTTCTCGGTACCTGCTTGAGCAATACGTTCTTGTGCTATTTCGAAGTACTTCTGCTCTTGCTCAATCCCAATGAATGAACGACCTGTATTTACACAAGCAACACCAGTGGTACCGCTTCCCATTGTGTTGTCTAGAACTGTTTCGCCTTCGTTTGTGTATGTGCGAATCAAGTACTCACAAAGAGCAACTGGCTTCTGTGTTGGATGGAAATTAGCTTTTTGCTTATCACTACTGAATAACTGAACTGAACGTGGGTACCGCTCTGTTGAGTCATAAGATTTGATATTTACTTGCTTGCCGTAATGCTCTGACCCAATGTCTTTACGCTTAGCTGTTTTACGTTCATGCCCAAAAGTTTTCATCGGGTTGAATGTCGGTTTAGCTTTGTAAAACACAAGAATGTTTTCATGTGCACGTAATGGCTGGAATTGAGCATTAAAGAATCCTGTAGCTGCTGGCTTCTCCCATATCCACTCATAGCGGAATAGCTTTAGGTTTGATGTTGCAAGTACTGCCGTGAATGGATGCGCAGCGAATAAGACAATCGCGCCATTCTCTTTGATTACTCGTTCGTACTGTTCCCAAAGTGGCTCAAACGGAATAACGGCATCCCAGCTGCAGCAAGTGGTACCGTATGGCAAATCGCAAAGGATCATATCCACAGTACCCGTTTCAATTTCCTTCATGCGCTCGAGGCAATCGCCTAACATAAGATTATGTTTCACGCTGCACCTCTCTCTTCCACTGGAAATGACATGCCTACGAAACGACAAATATCTAAGCGATCCTGAACCTTTACAGATCCGCGCTTCCCGTGACGGTTTTTAGCAATGATTAATTCAGTTACACCTGTAGGTGCATTTGTCTCTTTTTCGAGTAATGGGTGGACCATGATAATTTGGTCTGCATCCTGTTCAATTTGACCTGAGTCTTTAAGGTCGCTTGCAACAGGTTTATGTCCTTCTGCTGCTCGGTTGAGTTGAGCTAATGCAATTACTGGACAATCAAACTCTTTAGCCATAGCTTTTAAATCACGGCTAATTGATGCAACTTCTTGAACGCGATCTTTTTTAGATGGGTCACGGATTAAACCCAAGTAGTCCACGATGATGCAGCCTATAGCCTTGTATTTGCGTTTTGCTTTACGCGCATAGCTTTGGATTTCAGAAATTGTTGGCTTCTGCTTCTCTTCAATAAAAATTGGAAGGTTGCGGAACTGAGCTATCGTGCCAGTAAGCTTTTCAAACATCCCGTCATAAATTTCCCCGTTGTGAAGATTGTTATATGGGATATGCCCTAATGCTGAGATCATGCGGTTGGTTAGGGTTGGTGTGTCCATCTCAGCAGAGATAAATAAAACAGGCATGTTGTAGCGCTTAGCAGTTTGCATTGCACACATCTGCGCGAGTGTTGACTTGCCACTACCCGGACGACCACCAATTACGCAAAAATGTCCTTTCTCGATTGTGCCAAGAAGGTTATCAAGATGAGGAATATTGAACTGGACACCTATGAAGCCCTTATCTTCTTTTTGAGCAATTTTCTTTTCGAATCTTTCAAGAGTTTTTTCTAGTGCTTGATTGAAATCGAAACTAGTCTGCTTAGCCTCTAAGGTGCTGCTTGAAGTGCTGAATAGGTTCTCAGCTTCAAGGTAAATGTCACTTACTGTTAAGTCTTTAGCGCGTCCAGCAATAGCTAAACCAATACCTTCAACTTCACGATGGTTTTTTAACTTAGTTAATTCTGCGACAAAGTATTCAAGGTGATGGACACTACCAATAGCGCTATTAAGTTGAATTAAATATTCTTCACCGCCGATATCGTTAAGCAGATTTCTTTCTTGTAGATGCTTGCCAACGAATACTGCGTCATACGGCATATCAGCATTTGATAACTCAACAATGGCGCGATAAATGATTTTGTGTCGTCCAGCGAAGAAATGTTCCTCAGTCAAATCGTTTGCAACTACTTCAAGTGAGTTGCTTGTTGTCATGAGTGCAACAAGAACACTCTGCTCAATAGAAATATTTTGGATATCAGAACTCATTACCAATCTCCATAATTAAGATCAGCATTTTTCATATCTGCTGGTGTTTGTTGTTGTGCAGAACCATTCAAAGTTTCAAATGCTGGCTTCCAGTTGTAACGACTAGCAAACCCAATCCACGATTCACTCAAAACAATACGAGCTGCATCATTAGTTGAAATCCCTGCATTGCAGCTTTCGTGGTAATGCTTGATCACAGCATCAAGAGTTAATGGTTTTTTAAGGGTCTTACGGTATTCATTGAATCGTTTAGCAACCTCAAGATCTAAACCGATAGCGACAAGAGCTTCACATGGTTTCTTCCCTTTCAAGATTTTTTCAAGCTCAGCCGTGCTTAACTTACTATCTGTAGTAATCTCTGTAGTATTCTCTGTATATGTGTCACCCTCCAGGTGGGGAGGGTCTTCCCTGTAGGGTGGGAGGTCATGACTTTCAAGTGAGGAGGGTCCTACCGTAGAAGTTAGGAGGGTGGTCACTTCAAAGAGAACATGGGTAACTAATTCAATGAACAAAACATTGCTAAGTTTTTGACCATTTACATCTACAGAGCGGAAATGACGCTTGATCACGCCGAACTTTTCAAGACGATCTAATGCTTCTTTAACTTGCTTCCTTGAGAACCCAAATTGATCTGCTAGACTCTGATATGAGCGTTGCAATAAATCAGCTTTGAATTTTTTCTTTACCGAAACGATATGCCCAGAATCTTCATCACGGACAATAGTCGGACGGTGCCAATAAACAATTTCTGAAAGCAAAATGACCGCATTTGTATCGGGCTTTCCATTTTCCAATTTGAAAGTATTAAACCAATTAGCAGGAATGACATTGCCTTCAATATTGAGGCTGGCAATTTTGTCTACAACCGGATGACCTGTGGTGTATAAGCTCATACAACACCACCTTGCTTAAATTCCTTATACAGCTCATCAATTTCTTCAATGAAGAAACTATCTAAATCAGAGTCATATAAGCGTTTTAAAGCTCCATATCGATTTACAAACTCAGGGTACTTAGATTCGTACCACTGAATAAATTTAAAAGTGGTTTTACTCATCTAGTTCCCCTTCTCTACTGTTTCTGCTAATATTGAATAGTTCATTTAATCCACCTTGTTTGAACACTAAGCCTGATTTACGAGATCAGGCTTTTTCTTTATATCCAAGCTCAAAACACATGCCGAAATCTTCAATGTCATCTTGAAAAAGATCGTCAATTGTTTGTTTGCTTTCCATCCACGCTTTTGACATCACAAAAAGCGCATTTAGTTTTTCCTCGCTAATCATTCGATATTTCTTGAGGACAGTCTTAAATCCAAGAATGTCCAACAGCACTAAACAGTTCTCAAGCTCAGTCAAGCCATTGGATTTTCTATCATTTTTCATTCGTGATAATGTGCTTGGATCAATCCCCAACTGTTCAGCAACCTGACTTTGATTGCTTGATGCAAGGGCTTGCAAAACTCTAGAAACTTCATTTCTAGCCCTTGCACTCAATTCGGTTGATACTTTGCTCATGGTTTAGTTCCTAAGCGGTTAATTGTTTTGAACAATATTTCTTCCATAAGTTTTCTAGTTTTTTTCCTAGATCATATGAAAGGCGTTTCCCACATAACCCGCGCTCTAAATCACTAACGTAGTTCTGTGAGCAACCGATTTCTGTGGCTATGAATGTCTGAGTAAGACCCTTTTCCCTTAACTCAGAGATCATCTTCTGCCATTGATTCATGGGAAGTCTCCGATAATTTTTATTAAATATATAGGTTTTCCGATATTTATACAATAGCCAAACCGATTGAAATATGTATCAGAATTCCGATAGTAGTAACGATGGACAAATTTATGGCTACTTTGGGCGAAAACTTAAAAGCAATTCGCAAAGCTAAGAAAATGACTCAAAAAGAACTGGCTATGAAGTCAGGTGTCAAACAGTCTGTAATTTCTGACCTTGAGACAGGTAATGCGAAATCGACAGGCTCTATACTTGAGCTGGCTACCGCACTTGGTGTTACCGCAGAAGAGCTAAAAAAAGGAATTGTCAGTAAGTTTGACAATAATGTTGAGCCTATAACTAAAAAACTAATTCCCGTTCTTTCTTGGGTGCAGGCAGGGACAATGACATCAGTAGAAGCTATCGATCCTAATAAAATAAATGAATGGTTGCCACCACTTAGTGCAGATGATCCAGATGGTTGTTTTTATTTGAGAGTAGTTGGAGTAAGTAATTCCCCTAGATATGAAGAGGGAGACTACATTTTAGTTAATCCAAACTATCAAGTTTGCGATCTAATCGCTGATGACCTCATCGTTGTTAGAAATAATTCAGACGCAACCTTTAAGAAGCTTGTAATTGAAAGCGACCAGCGCAAATACTTGCAAGCATTAAACCCCAACTTCCATCCTAATATTATTGAATTTGAAGATGGTATGGAGCTCGTAGGCTTAGTTATTGATGCATTTAGACCATTAGGCGGATCACGTCCAAAGCGTGTTAGAAAAAGTTAAATTAAGGTTTTAGGTGATATATGGACAATTCAAAACTACCAATCAACCAGATTATTGCTCGCATCAATGATGCTGCGAAACATGGTGAAGCTTTGGTGCTAACAGCCGAAGAAGTGAAGATTCTTTCTAAAGATATTGGCGACAAAGTCTTTATTCCTGTGCTTACTAATGAGCAAGTTGTGCAGTTGGTAAAAGAAGGAAAGTTGGGGCAGAAAATTAAATAATAAAAAAAGACCGATAGTAAGTCGGTCTTTCCACCCAAGCTTAGGAAGGTCTTGGATTGACTAATGTTGGCAGCATTAGCCTTTGCGCCCACCAATATCACAAGATAATTGATAAGTTGAGAATAACATATGTTTGGAGAATTAGTAAAAAAGATTAAGACTTGGTACAAAGGAGATCCAGGACTAATTGATAGTAACCCTGCAACTGGAATTATTACAGTAGTAAGAGAACCATATCGTCATTGGGCGGCTAAATTATTATCCTACCATGTTGGCTTTTTCATATTCCTGATTAATTCAATAAAACGCCACCCGAATGCATTTGTATCTCAAACCTTAGCAATTATCGCCATTCTTGTATCTTTTTATTTTCAGTTTTATGGAGGCAATAATGAGTATAAGCGCTGCGCCATAACACATTCCAACGACCATGAGGTTACAGTAAATTGCAGGAAGTGACGTTGCTATTATTACTAGACTCATAGCCATTATCAGATAATTGCTTTCATTATTCATATCTATAAACTCACTGTGAACCCGACACAGTCTTTACAACAGATCGGGTGGAGAAAATAAATGGCAGCATACTCAATTACATACGATCTACATAAGATTAAAAACTATACTCGACTTCAAGAGGGTATCGATGCTCTGTCGGGAACGGTCTGGGTTAAACCAACCTTGTCTCAATTTATTGTAAAAACCACTTATACTTCATCACAGATAAGAGATTTTTTAAAATCTTATGTTGATCACGATGATACAATTTTTGTTGCTAAAATTGATCTAAATGATTGGGCTTCTTATAATGTTGAGCAAAAATTAGTTGATACATTAAAGACCACTTTCTTTTAATTGATTACTTAAAGCCCCACCAACAACACCAATACCTCTGTTAAAATTTTCTTGATCTTTGAGGATGTAATCAATATTAGCTTGATTACCCTCAACCTTAGTATCCTCCGCTAAGGTGATGCGACACCCCATAATGCTTACACAACTACCCTTTGGGATAATTGCATACTCTTGCTTTTTCTCGCCCATAACAAACTCCAAACAACCCACCCCGTGTGGGTTTTCTTTTGTCTATTAAAACACAAAAAATCGGAATTTCTATAAAAATATCGGATTCCCTATTGACTAATAATATCGGAAATGCGATATTTATCTCATCGACAAACAAAAACCGCCATAGGGGTCAGAGTCTAGGCGGTTTGCATCAAATGCGGAGATAAGTATGAACATAAAAGCCAACATAGTCAAATCCATGGGATTCGTAGGAGTAGTTAGTGCTCTAACTGCTGCTTATGCATTTACCCCAGCTAACAAAGAACCTGTAACGGTTGCAGCTCCTTTCAAAGTTGAATCAATCGACCCTGAAAATGAACAAGCAGTACTTCAAACTGCAAATGAAAAGTTCACATTAGAAGTTGATTTTGATGCTCAGTACTCAATTGATGGCAACGGCTATCAAGCTTGGCGTGAAGTTGAAATTAACGAGATTAAAGACATTCGCGTTTATGACGAAGATGGCGAGGTATTGGCTTACGTTGATCGTTTGGATGTAGTTGAGATTAAAGATCTTATCGAATCAGGGATTAGAGAGCGCATTTAAGCGCTCCATGGTGAATGTCATGAATGCACATCCTGAAATTATCGAAGTATCAAGACTTCAAGCTCTTATTAAAGATTCTGTAAATGCCCTGCTCCCACTTTCTAGTGAGAAAGATACAGTCATCACTGATGGCGGCAATTGGATTCACTTGCGTTATGTGGGCCGAGGTACTGAACAAATCCAATTAGAGCTAGGTGATCAGTT